CTTTGATTTTACCCCGCAGGTTATATTTTTGAGAACTCTCCTAACGCCTCTTAGTCAGTTGTAATGGCTTCCGTAGTTTCGCTGTCTCCTTTCTTACGGATTTCTTGCTTACGGTACCTCCATTCACTGCCTAGAAACACCATTACAACTGACTAAGAGGTATTAGAAAGAAAGGAAAACTCTTATGAAAGGCAAGACTACTGGCAATGATATTCACAAAAGGCCCAGGCGTCGAGCTCAAACACCCGAAGAACGAGAGAATCAGCTCATTGCTTTGGCCCTAGATCGCGTTGAAGAGCGCATGTTGAACGGTACAGCCTCCGGTCAGGAGTATGTTCAGTTCATTCGCATGGCTTCTTCCAAGGCTAGAGCCGAGAATGAGAAGCTCAAGCTCGAACTGGATCTCGTAAGAGCTAAGACGGAGAACCTGAGGCAGCAACAGCGGACCGATGAGATGTTCGCAAACGCCATCGCGGCGTTCAAACGATATTCTGGAGCATCAGATGACGACGAAGAGGAAGACATATACTGAGCTGATCCAGATTCCGGACTTCGAAGGACGACTTAATTACCTTCGTTGTTACGGATCTGTTGGTAGAGAGACGTTTGGCTACGATAGATATTTGAACCAGATGCTCTACAAGTTTCCTGAGTGGAGAGAAGTCAGAAGACAGGTGATCATACGCGATAACTCCTGTGATCTGGCTCATCCCGACCATGAGATCTTCCCTTACAAGAAGAAAGTCATCGTAATGGTCCACCACATCACACCAATCACTAAAGAAGATATTCTGGAACGGTCCGAGTTGGTCCTGGATCCAGATAATCTGATTACAGTGAGCAACAGAACACACGAAATCATTCACTATGGCTACGCAGAAGACAGACGAGCAACTGTTGTAGAGCGAACGTCATTCGACACATGTCCTTGGAGGAAATGACCATGGCTTACAATCGCTGGCTATGCCATTACGGTGTAAAGGGCATGAAGTGGGGAGTCCGTAAGAACAAGATGACTTACGGCGATTATTACCATGTAATGTCAAAACTTAGTCAAAAAGAAAGAGACCAATATGAAGGCCATTCCTATAGCGATACTTGGTATCAAAGTAAAGAAGGCAAACAATGCGAAGATCACGATACTAAGTTTTACTCGATTTTGGCTAAAGAATACAAGAAGCCGGGTAACAAAAAACAATGGAAGGAAGCAACAGACCGATTTGCTACATCTTTAAGAGATAAGCACGGGGATGCAATGGGCTTCATTATTGGGCAGGATAGCCAGTCTTGGCATGATAGGGAACGATACATAAACATTGCCATCGCTATAACGAAAGAACATCGAGGGACTTACGTTAGCAAAAAATTAGTCGATGAGGGTAAGTCATGGCTTGATAAGCATCCGGAGTATAAAGAACTGCGATGGTATGCAGTCACAGACAACAAGGCTTCACAGAAGCTGGCTAAAAAATCCGGATTTAAACGAGCTAAACAATACGATATGTATGACGATGTAGCATATGTATATAAAAGACAGGAGTAGATTATGGCTTTAAGAGATAGTATTCTCGAATCGATCAAAGACTATTGCATGGTTCCACAAGAGGCCACCATCTATGACGGACAGCTCCTCGAACAGATCAACAGTGCTCTCTTTACATTGTTTCAACTGGGTTGTACTGCAACGCCGTATCGGGTCGAAGACGATTCTCAGACCTGGTCCGACTTTACAGACAATCCTTTTCTTTTAACAATCATACCAGACTACGTACAGAAGAAAGTTCGCTTGGGATTCGATCCTCCGGCGAACTCTTTTTTAGTTACACAGCTTAAAGAGGACATTGCTCAACTTGAAAGCCGCATTAGTTACGTAGTCGATCCAGGATGGGAGGGTTTGTAATGGGAACTTATTTACTGATTACTCCCAGGGAGGATGAACTTTACCACTTCGGCATCAAAGGCATGAAGTGGGGTATCAGACGGTTTCAGAATAAAGACGGTAGTAGAACAGCGGCCGGTAAAAAGCGCGCTAGTGCATCTGGAGCTAACCAAGGCTGGGACGGAAAAGCCGCAAAGAAAGCAGCCCAGGATTACAGTAAGAAACACGGCATAACAGATCCTGAAATGCAGGAACTTATCGAGATGGATTATCGAGATAATGGACCGGACGCAATGAGTAAGTATGGCGGCAGTACCTTTACTAAAGACTTGGGTAAAGAAGATGCGCTAGACAGAGCAGATTACTTGTCTAAATCCCGCGGCCTTAAACTTAATGACAAAGAGCATGAAGAACTTCTTGGTATAAAAGCTACTTTGGCCAAGGATCCAATAAAAGGGGCAAAAGATTTACAAGCTTTTGAAGATAAACTTGGAACGAGAAAGAACGGGGTTGTTCTTACGAATGACGATCAGAAGAAACTTAGAACTGCCGTAGTTGAGGATCAGTATGAATTAGATTTTCTCGAGGCAATACAGAATGAAGAATGGGAGTACAACAACGATAAGAAGCGTAGAGACTCTGAGTATGAACAGTATCTTCTAGATCGTAACAAATACATGACCGCTCAGCATAGTCAACAGTATTCTGACGAACTTTACCATTACGGTGTAAAGGGAATGAAATGGCACCAGCATAAAAGCTTAGGAAATTCAGTCGGCGGCGCTACCATTGGAATGGGCGGAGGGGCTGTAGAAATTTCCGAAACAGAACGAGAAATTAATCAAGCCGAAAACGCTGCAGACAGTTATGATCAGATGGCTTCTGCTATTGAGCGGCGCATGAAACTGGGCGATAAGAAAACTCTCTTCCATACACTTGTTTTGCGTAGAGGAAGCTCTGAGGCAAGAGCGAAAGCTGAACGCGGCAGGCGAAAAGTTCAAGAGATTAGAGAATACGCTAAGAAAGCTGGATTACAGTTTCAGCATGCTGATTACTCTGATGAATTGATCTCGGTAATGAACGCCACTCCAGACGACCTTATGCATTTCGGCATCAAAGGCATGAAGTGGGGTATCAGACGGTTCCAGCCTTACCAGAAGGGCGAACACGTCAAAGGCGGTAAGGAAGTCGGCGCCGCTACAAAGGTTAAACAGCGCCCGTCATCTGGCAACATCATAGAGCGTTACAAAGCTCACAAGACAAAACAGAAAAGAGTTGCTGCTCTTAAGAAAGCTCAGGCGACTCGTAAAGCTAAGGCCGACTTTGAGGCCGAGAAGAAGAAAGCTGTCGAGTCTGGCTCCATTGAAGACCTTGCTAAGTTCAAAGGCAAGCTCACTAACGAAGAATACAATCGAGCTTTCGCAAGACTTCAAAATGAGCAGAAAGTTGCAGCTTTGGTTCAGGCCAATCAGAAGACCGTTTGGGACAAAGTTGATAAGGGTATGGAAATCGTAGCTCGTGTTTCCAAATACGCTAACGTTGTTACCACAGCTAAGAACAATTTCGATGCTCTTGACGAGGCTCTTCATAAGAAAGAGCGCAACGCTGAGGAAGAGAAGAAGGCTGCCGAGAAGAACAAGTTCCTTACCAATATTGACAACATTACCGAGCTTAACGAGGGCGTTGAAAAGCATAAGATTACTCCTAAGGAGTATCAGGCGGCAATGAACATTCTCGCTAACAAGAAGATGAATCGAGCTCGCTTTGCCGATATGGGTGAGGGCGGCGATTTCGAAGATCAGAACAAGAAAGCAGCTAAGGAGCAGGCTGAGAGAGATCGAGCCGATCGTGCTAAGTGGGGCGCCGAGCAGAACTGGAAGCAGTACCAGAAGAGGCAAGAGAAAGAAGCTAAGAAAGCTTGGAAAGAGTATCAGAAGAAAGCTAAGAAAGCCGCTGATGAACCTAAAGATGGCGAGTGGTGGGAAGACAACTCTTCTTCAAAAGCTAAATCAAGTTCGAGCTCAAGCGAAGAGCCCAAGACCACCCCTAACGCAAATAGCAAACCTGCAACTCAGCTGTTGTTAAGCATGAGAGATTCAAAACCTTCCGAGTCTGCCGTTAATTCTGGTAAGAGAGTAATTTCTGGTGCCAAGACTGGTAATGCCGGAACTACTTACAAGCAGCAGACCAACCTTGACTTTGGCGGATCTAAGGTTAGTAGGTTCTCAGCCAAAGCTCCTACGCCTAGCAAGGTTGTAACAGATACACGGCAGACGGTTGCTAATACGCAGGCGGAAAGGGCACGCCAAAAAGAAGCAGACAAGAAACGTAAGAAGGCTCTTGGACATAGCGCTATAGATGGATCAGACGAACTTTACCATCATGGCATCAAAGGCCAGAAATGGGGAGTAAGGCGCTTTCAGGATAAAAACGGTAGGCGTACAGCAGCTGGGATAGAAAGAGCTAAAAAGCGCAGACTCCTGGATAGTAAAGATACCATAACCGAAGGCAGGAGCTATGTAGAAAAATCCACCTTTAGTTACAAAGTAGATTTAGATACTTATGAAGCTGAACGACGTGTTATGCCCGATGGAAGCTATGTATATCCAGCCATCGCTACTGTTATAAAAACATTAGAAGAAACCGGAGCCGGCAATCCGTACCCCGGACCTAAAGGCTTTGATGGACTATACGATCGTGTAAATCCGGGTTACGGTGAGCCAGGAACCACTAACAATTGTCCGTTTGTTGCCGCGACCATGGAAATAGCATCACGAGGTTATGGCGTTGTTGCCAGACGTTCTTTGGGAGGAACTTCTGTCGGTGTTTTTAGGCACTGGTTTAAGGGGGCTGATACGCAGAAATGTGATACCTGGGACGAAATGAGCTCTGACCTTAAAGGTATGGAAGATGGAGCCAGCGGCGTAATGCAAGGATATTACGGTGACGGTCTTGGCTCTGGCTGTGGCGGTCATTCTCTTCATTGGAGAAAAGAAGGCGGAAGGGTTATTGTCGCTGACGGGCAAAGTCATAAAGAAATGGACTTTGATGAGGTACAAAGCTCATATGGTTTTGGCTCAAATGGCTGCTTTTTCACCAGACTTGATAAGTGTGAACCAAACTGGGATGCATTAGCCGAGGACGGAGTTTTAGGCGTAAATGATTCAGAGAGACGTATGGTTTCAAAACCATCATCCGATACTGTTCTGCCTAATAAAGCATGGAACTCAACCGAATTCTACGGTTATTCGGACGTCCAAGGTTATAAGAAATAAAAGTTATGCAAAAAAGGAGACTAGTTATGGAAGAAGTGTTAAAAAGTATTCATAAAATGTTTTTGCCCGAATATTTTACGGTACGTAAGGTATACGACATCGGATCTTATTTCTTGTTTTACATCGCTAGAAAAGATGCCGGAGATGAAGAGATTCTGGATCCCTGGTATGTGATCGATAAAAAAACTAAGAAAATTACCGGATTCGTCGTTCATGAACATTTGGATGACTTTAGAAAAGCAATGCAGTCAAAGCCGGTATATACAGCTAAATAATTATGCTATCAAACACAGCAACGCCAAAGTACTACGGCATTTTCAGAGACAGGGTTTTACGCGGAGAGATTCCCGTATGCAGAGAGATCGAGATGCAGATGAACCGCATCGACGCAATGATCAAGAACCCTGATTACTACTACGATGACAAAGCCGTAGAAGGCTGGATTGAATTCTGTGAAAACGAACTCACTCTTACTGACGGCTCTGACTTACATCTCCTGGACACGTTTAAGCTCTGGGGCGAAGACGTTTGGGGATGGTATTACTTTGTAGAAAAGCGCATTTGGACTCCCGGAGTTCACGGAACCAGGGGACGGTATGTTAAGAAACGCATCAAGAGACGGCTGCGCAACAAGCAGTTTCTGATAGTTGGTCGAGGGGCCTCCAAGTCCTTGTATGCTTCATGTCATCAAGCCTATGCGCTTACTGTAGACACATCTACAACATATCAGATCACGACTGCTCCAACCATGAAGCAAGCCGATGAGATTCTGTCGCCAATTCGAACAGCCATAACAAGAGCTAAAGGCCCCTACTTCATGTTCTTAACCGATGGCTCTCTCCAGAACACGACCGGTTCTAAAGCCAATCGAGTAAAGCTGGCTTCAACCAAGAAGGGGATTGAGAACTTCATAACAGGCTCTCTCCTTGAGATCAGACCTATGAGGATAGACAAGCTTCAGGGAATGAGATCCAAGATGAACACGGTTGATGAGTGGCTTTCTGGCGACATTAGAGAAGATCCTATTGGAGCTATTGAGCAGGGTGCAGCCAAGATTGACGACTGGCTGATCATTGCTACAAGCTCCGAGGGAACAGTCCGTAACGGATGCGGCGATACCATCAAAATGGAACTTATGAAGATCCTTAAGGGCGATTACGTCAACGATCATGTTTCCATCTGGTGGTACAAGCTGGACGACGTTACAGAAGTTGCTGATCCGGCTATGTGGATTAAGGCCAATCCCAACCTCGGCATTACAGTTTCTTACGAGACTTACCAGACCGAGGTGGAAAGAGCCGAGAACGCACCGGCAGCACGCAACGATATATTGGCGAAGAGGTTTGGTCTTCCGATGGAGGGCTTCACTTACTTCTTCTCTTACGAGGAAACCAAACGGCATAAGCGCAGACGAGATTTCTGGGAGATGCCGTGTGCTATGGGAGCAGACCTTTCACAGGGCGACGACTTCTGTGCGTTTACATTCATGTTTCCTCTTCCTACAGGTCAGTACGGCGTCAAGACACGAAGCTATATTTCTGACCTGACCTACCACAACCTCCCTTTGGCGATGCGGATCAAGTACGACTCGTTCATCGCAGAAGGAAGTCTGGTAGTACTCGAAGGCGCTGTCTTGGATCTTATGGAAGTGTATGACGATCTTGACTCTTACATCGAAGAGCACAAGTACGACGTCAGATGCTTCGGTTACGATCCGTACAACGCCAAAGAGTTTGTTAACCGATGGGAGATGGAAAACGGTCCCTTCGGTATTGTGAAAGTTATACAGGGCGCCAGGACTGAATCCGTTCCTCTGGGTGAGTTGAAGAAACTTGCTGGGGAGCGGCTTCTTTTGTTTGACGAAGAACTTATGGAATTCGCCATGGCCAACTGCGTAACGATAGAAGACACCAACGGCAACAGAAAGCTCCTTAAAATGCACCGCGAACAGAAGATCGATAACGTCTCTGCGATGATGGACGCTTTCGTTGCTTACAAACTTAATAAGGATGCGTTTGAATAATGGCTTACAACAGATGGAGAAATGGTACGCCAAACAGAGCGTACAAAGCCGTATGGTTACCATCCCAAAAACATGAGCTGTATCACTACGGCGTCAAAGGAATGAGATGGCGTAATCGTAAAGGTTTATCGTATGAAGTACACGACGCTTACATCACCGGAGGCTCAGCTCCTACTGATGAAAATGGTGGGCCTAAATGGTATGACGAATCACAGCAGCGTTCCGAACAAGAACAGGCTGATGCTGCTTATCAGAAATACCAGGAGATAATGGAAGCTCGTAAACCTGCTTGGCAAAAGAAATGGGAGAAGAGCAGCGTAAAGCAAGCTGTAGATAAGATCATCGAGAAAATTAAAGGCGGCTGGAAATCCAACAGGCCCAGAAGCAGAAAGAGAAATAAGTCAAATAACGGCAAAGGAGTGGTTCTTAGAAAGAAGGCCTTTGGCGGTGAACTTAGGGTTGAGTAAAAGGAGGACTGACCATGGCAACTATTTGGAGGCCCTCTGAACAGAATGAGCTTTACCACTATGGCGTTATCGGCATGAAGTGGGGCGTGCATAAAGCTAACAAGTATCGTCGCTCATACCAAGTACAAAGCGAATTAGCGCGCCAGCGAATGGAAGAGCGTAATCGAGGTACTAAATTCGAAAACAATATAAGCAAAACCCCTATTACAACCGTAAGTAAAGCTGAAGCTAAAAAATATTCTAAAAAGAATGTCGGACAGCTTATTGGGGGTAGCGATGAAGCTAGGCGTCGTTATAGCGAAGCGTCGCGTAAACTTGATAAGAAAGCTACTTCAAAACTCGAGAAATTTAACAAACAGTATCAAAAGAGACAGGCCAGGGCAGATCGTGCTTTTGTAAAAGCTGAACGAAAAGCTAACAGTTTCTTTAGCTCTGAAAAAAGCGCTAACAAAGCGTATCATAAGGCTTCAAAGAAACAGTTTAAAGCTAATAAGGTAGCTTATAAGGGTAAAGAATGGTTTAGACAGATGGAAAAGGCTTATAAGGACGCCGGTATCAACATGAATCCCGAGACTAAGAATCTTGGTAGGGAATTCGTCAAACGAGTAGAGCGCCAGTCTAAGGCTATGTACAACGCGCAATGGGCTAGGAGGTAGTCATGGTAAACATTTGGTTGCCTTCTCAAAACTGCGCTGATATTTGGATTCCGACTTATCAGCCTGAACTCTATCATCATGGAATTAAAGGCCAGAAATGGGGCGTTAGGCGGTTTCAAAATTACCCCAAGGGCTACAACGGAGAAGGCAAATATTTGGCAAAGGCTAAAAAGCAAGCCGCTAAAGGAACGGCTCGAGGTTATTCTAGAGCTTTAAATACGCTTGATAAAGGATACGCTAAGCAAGTCGGAAAAAGATATGAATCCGCATATGCCGACAACGCCTGGTTCGGAAGAGATAAGAAGCGCGCCAAAGGCAAGAATGCGCCAAAATCGGCCGAAGCGCTACAAAAGTATACGGATAAGCTCATTAAAAAAGCTGAGAAAGCTGGCTATGTAGTCAATACTCGTAGCAAAACAAGGTATACAAACTCGTACGTTAATATTTCTAGGTGGTCAGGAAGTTATAACGTTGAGTATGTTGGCAAAAAATATGTAGTCTCTAATGAGCGTAAGAAACCTAATTTACTTTACGATTGGAACCAAACGCGTACTGGTCCTAAAGTTAAATTAGTACAGTATCGCTACTATTAAGGAGGTAACTGCTTATGCCAACAATAACCCAAAGGCTCCAGAACGCCTGGAATGCCTTCAGAAATCCAAGAGATCCCACGACCCAGGGCTACGGACGATCTTATACCTATAGGCCGGATCGTTACAGGATACGCAGCGGAAACGAAAGATCCATAGTAACTAACGTCTTTAATCGCATTGCGGTTGATTGCGCGGCGGTAACGATGGAGCATGTTAAACTCGATCAAAATGGTAGATACAAAGACGTCATGAAGTCGAGACTTAACAACTGCCTCACCCTTAGCGCCAACCTCGATCAAACCGGAAGGGCATTCATCCAGGATGCTGTTCATTCAATGTTCGACGAGGGCGTAGTTGCGTTGATTCCTGTGGTTACTGTTAATGGTAATCCGTGGGTAACCGGCTCTTACGATGTGGAGACTCTCCGCACTGGTAAGATTGTCGAATGGTTTCCGCACCATATACGAGTCAGAGTGTACAACGAAGACACTGGCCAGCAGCAGGACCTTATCTGGCCGAAAGAAGCTGCCGCCATTGTGGAGAATCCGTTCTATTCGGTAATGAATGAACCGAACAGTACACTCCAGCGACTCATCAGAAAACTAAATCTACTTGATTACGTGGACGAGCAGTCGTCATCCGGAAAACTGGACTTGATCATTCAGCTTCCTTACGTAATCAAATCTGCCGCACGTCGACAACAAGCTGAGATGCGCCGAAAGGACATCGAAATGCAGCTTGCCGGATCTAAGTATGGTATCGCTTACACAGACGGTACCGAAAAGGTCACCCAGCTCAACCGATCAATCGAAAACAACATATGGACCGAAGTCAAGGATCTGACAACCATGCTCTACTCACAGTTGGGTATTACAGAGACGATCCTTAACGGAACTGCTGATGAACAGACTATGATCAACTATTACAACAATACGATCGAGCCTGTTCTTTCTGCGTTTGCGCTTGAAATGCAGCGTAAGTTCCTGACTCCGACAGCCAGAACTCAAGGACAGGCGATCAGATTCTATCGTGATGCGTTCAAACTCATTCCGATTAAGGATCTTGCAGAGCTTGCGGACAAGTTCACTCGTAACGAGATTGCGTCTTCGAATGAGATCAGATCGGTCATTGGATGGAAGCCCTCTGATGATCCTAAGGCAGACATGCTCGTTAACGCTAACCTTAATCAGTCTCCAGACGAGATGGGTCAGCATGGCGAGATGCCTATGGGAGGACCTGGCGGAGCTCCCGGGACTGCTACAACTACAGGCGGAACAGCCCTTGATCCATTAGGCGCTGCGGTAATAAACGCTAATTTAGACAAACCTGTGTCTACTTAAAACTGAATAAAGGAGAACGTCAAAATGGCAGGAAAATACGATTTTGTGGGATACGCCACACGTAATGATCTGCAGTGCTCTGACGGACGAGTAATTAGAAGGAACGCTTTTAAGGACTGTGACGGCACGAGAGTACCTCTTGTGTGGAATCACCAGCATAACGACGTGTCCAATGTCATTGGGTACGCGGATTTGCAGAATGTCCCGGATGGCGTTCTTGCCCATTGTGCGTTTAACAGCACTCAGAAAGGTAAGGATGGCAAGGAATGCGTCGAACACGGTGACGTAGTCTCTCTGTCCATTTATGCTAACCAGCTTAAGCAGGTTGGTGCTGATGTATTACACGGCATGATTCGTGAAGTAAGCCTCGTACTCGCAGGAGCTAACCCGGGCGCTTACATCGAGGAAGTCCTCACTCACGGTGATGAAGACGGTTTGTATTCGGCAGAAATTTATTCTGGAGAGCCGATCGAACTCTATCATGCTGAAGAAGAAAAGGAGGAAAAGCCCGTGGCTGATAACGAAAAGAAGTCTGAGAAGACTATTGGCGAGATCATCGACACTATGAACGATGAGCAGAAAGAAGCACTCTATGCACTGGTTGGTATGGCAGCTGAAGGTGCAGGTGCTGATGAAGAAGACGACGAAGACGATTCCGAAGGAGGAAACGATATGAAGCACAACGCATTTGACAGCGCAAGCAACGGCATCTATACTGGTGCGGTTCCGGTAAACATGGAGCTTATTCACTCCGCAGCTAAGAAGGCCGGATCTTACAAACAGGCGATTAACGACATGATCGACAACGGCGAACTTACTCACGCCATGACAGTTCCGATGGACGGCATGACCGGCCCTTCTCAGGCTACCGCTGAGCAGACTTATGGCTTCCGTGATCCCGACATGCTCTTCCCGGAGTATAAGTCTCTGAACACTCCTCCGGAATGGATCAAGAGAGACACAGGTTGGGTTTCCGTATTCCTGAACGGCGCTCATCATCTTCCTTTCTCCAGGATTAAGAGCCAGTTTGCAGACCTTACCGGCGAGCAGGCGAGAGCTAGAGGTTATCTGAAAGGCCACACTAAGAAAGAGCAGGTCTTCAGCCTTCTGAAGAGAACCACTGATCCTCAGACCATCTACAAGAAACAGAAGATGGATCGTGACGACACCATCGATATCGTTGACTTCGATGTTATCGCTTGGATCAAGGGCGAGATGAGAGGACAGCTGGATGAGGAAATCGCAAGAGCAGGGCTCATCGGCGACGGCAGACTTGCATCTGATGACGACAAGATCTCCGAGGATCACATCAGACCTATCGCAACTGATGTTCCGCTGTTCACCATCCGTGCGACTGTCGATCCTGGCAAGAACGAGCAGGAGATGGCTAAGAACTTCATCGTCGCTGCGATCAAGGCTCGTAAGGATTACAAGGGATCCGGCAACCCGATCCTCTTCACTACAGAAGATGTCCTTACCGCTATGCTGCTGATCGAGGACGGCATCGGTCACTTCCTGTATGAGTCTGAGCAGCAGCTGTGCACCAGACTTCGTGTCTCCAGGATCATCACTGTTGAGGTTATGGAAGGATTCCACGTCGACACTACTGACTTCGATCAGGAGACCGGTGTTGAGCTTCTTGGCATCATTGTCAACCCTGCTGACTACAGCTATGGTGCTGACAAGGGCGGCGCAGTTGCTCTGTTCGACGACTTCGACATCGATGTCAACCAGATGAAGTATCTGATTGAGACCAGATGCTCCGGCGCTCTGACCAAGCCTTTCAGCGCGATCAGACTGACCAAGGCTACGGCCTGAGATAGTTCAAAATGATAGTAAAAGGAGTCTAAGATGAGGTATTACGACGACGTTACGTTTGTCATTCAGCAGGAGGATCCAAATGCTCCCGGAGTTTGGAGGGAGTACAAGGTCGTTAAGCAGTACATGGGGGAATGGAAGCGAATCGAATCTAAGTGGACTCCCGGTGACAAAGTAAACGACGACAAGCGGGTTAACAATCAGCTTGAAATCATCGCAGACTCCTTTGCACTACTTAACTGGACTAATATTCGTTGCGTTAAATGGCGGGGACTTGAGTGGGCCGTACCTACTGCGACCCTTCGCCCGCCCAGAGTTGTGCTTGAGATAGGAGGGCTTTACAATGCGGGAACGGAATCGCTTAGCTCTTCATGAGAAACTCTGTACACTTCTGGGATCACGCAATGTATACTTCGATCCCCCGTCCAACATTCACATGAACTATCCCTGCATAGTGTACAAAAGAGATGCCGTCTCTAACAGAAGAGCGGACAACATCCGATACATCAACTGGTATCCGTACTCTGTGCAAATCATCTCAAAGGATCCTGACTTTCCGCTGTTCGATACGTTCCTAAGTAACTTCGAGTACGGCTCGGAAGGTCAGCCCTTTGTTAAAGATAATTTACATCACTCTAATTTCACGATCTTTACCTAAGGAGGTAAAACTATGGCTAGAATTACATGGGATGAAGTTGGTAAGCATCTCTATGAAACTGGTGTAGACCACGTAGTTCTTTACAGACCTAACGATCAGGGCGTTTACACTGGCGGCGTCGCATGGAACGGCGTAACGGCAATCAACGAGTCTCCTTCCGGAGCAGATTCCAACCCGATCTATGCGGATAACATTAAGTATCTTGACCTGAGATCCGCAGAGGAATTCGGCGCTACCATTGAGTGCTACACCTATCCTCAGGAATTCTCCGAGTGCAACGGAGAAGCGATCGTCGGTACCGGCATCGTCATCGGTCAGCAGACAAGACAGACTTTCGGCCTGTCCTACAGAACTATCATCGGTAACGATCTTAAGGGCAATGACTACGGCTATAAGCTGCATCTGGTTTACGGTGCTACAGCTTCTCCTTCCGAGAAGAGTTACAACACCGTTAACGACAGCCCTGAGGCAGGTTCCTTCTCCTTCGAGATGACCACAACTCCTGTGGCTATCCAGGGCTACAAGAACGCTGCCTGCATCACGATCGACAGCACTCTCGTTACCAAGGCTAAGCTTGAAGAACTTGAGACTCTGCTTTATGGCGGCGAGAACGCTGATGCAACCCTTCCGGCTCCTGCTACTGTATTCACCACTCTTGGCCTGCAGTACAACAGCCAGACTGGCAAGTGGGAAGCGGCTGCCTGACAATTTCATACTGATCCGTGAAGGCCCTGGACAAGATCTGGGGCCTTTATATTTTTAGAAAGGAGATAGGCAATGCTTAAAAAGGTTATTAAGTACAACGATTTCGATGGTAATGAGAGAGAAGAGACATTCTACTTCAATCTTACGGAGGCTGAGCTTCTTGAGATGGACATGACTACTGAAGGCGGTATGCAGGCCGCACTTGAGCAGATCATTCAGGAGAAGGACATGCCTAAATTGTGGAAGTACTTCGAGAAGATCGTCAAAGCGTCCTACGGCGTTAAGTCCGCAGACGGCAAATACTTCGATAAGAGCCCTGAGCAGCTCCGGAAGTTCACTCAGTGTCTGGCTTACAACTCCCTGATTATGGAGCTTGTAAGAGATTCCGATGCGGCAGCCAACTTCTGTAACGGTATTCTTCCTAAGAACATGTCTCAGCCCACCGGTGATGGCAGCATGATTGCTCTTACGAAAGGCTGATCGCTATGCCTAAGCCCATAAGGTTCGAAGCCACTGAGATGTGGGACGAACGGAATAATGAGTTCATCATCGTTAAGCCACAGACGATCATCATCGAGCATTCGCTGGTTTCGATTTCAAAATGGGAGTCAAAGTGGCACAAGATGTTCCTTGAGACCAAAGATAAGACCCAGATGGAGTTCCTGGATTACATCCGTTGCATGACGATCAATAAAGATGTTAATCCGTTTTGTTATTATGCCCTTAGTCAAGAAAACTTACAAGACATCGTCAAGTACATGGAAGATCCAATGACTGCATCCTCGGTTACTTTCTTCGGAAACCCAGGTCATCACGAACCGATTTCGTCAGAACTTATTTACTATTGGATGTTCACTTACGGCATCCCTATGGAAGTTGAGAAGTGGCACATCAACAGACTGCTAATGCTTATCAAGATATTCTCTAAGAAGAATTCTAAGCCTACTAAAGCCGATAAAGCTGCTAGGGCTAAACAGATGGCCGAGCTTAACAGAAAGAGATGTGATGCTTTAGGTACGAAAGGATGAGACTATGCCACCTTCAATTATTTCGTACAGGACTAGAGGCGATCTATCGAAAACCGATACGTTCCTGAAGAGATTAATGAAGCAGGACCTGAGGTCGATCCTAAACAAGTACGGACAACTTGGAGTAGACGCCCTCTCGAAAGCTACTCCTGTTGATACTGGTAAGACGGCTGCTAGTTGGGGTTACGAGGTTACAATTGCTCCGGGCAGTGCAACACTCACATGGACCAACTCGAACACTAATCAGGGCGTTCCTATTGCTCTGTTGATTCAGTATGGTCATGGAACCCCGACTGGCGGTTATGTACCGGGACAAGATTACATTAAACCGGCTATTAGGCCGATCATGGATGAGTTAACTAATGAACTGTGGAAGGAGGTGTCTAAGCTATGAGCAAAGAAGTTGACCAGCGGATAGTTGAAATGCAATTTAACAATGCTGACTTCGAGCAGAAGGTCTCTAAGAGCATAAGCAGTCTCAAGCAGCTTAAAGACGCCTCCCAGATGGAAGATTCCGGCAAAGGCATAGAGAAGCTCGTAGCTAACATCAAAGGCGTTGATTTCTCTGCCATGGCTAACGGCATCCAGCAGCTGAATGACAGATTCTCTAACCTCGGCATCGTCGGCATTACGGTCATGCAGCGTCTTACTAATGCTGCTATCGATGCTGGAGCCAAGATCGGAGAAGCTATCACGGCAGCACCTAGAGATGGTTGGAAAGAATATGAGATGAACTTAGACGCTGTTAAGACGATTCTTAACTCGGCTAAGACTGCAGAAGGTTTGCCCGTTACGCTGGAGCAGGTTAATACCGCGCTGGCAAAGCTGAACGAATATTCTGATAAGACTATTTACAGCTTCTCGGATATGACCAACAACATTGGTAAATTTACTAACGCCGGTGTTGATCTAGAAACGTCCGTTAAAGCTATTCAGGGTGTTGCCAACGTTGCTGCTCTTGCAGGTGCCGATGCTAATGACGCAGCCAGGGCAATGATGAACTTTGGTCAGGCGTTAGGCAGTTCTGTTAGACTAGAGGACTGGAATTCGATCAAAGCTGCTCATATGGATACGGTCGAATTTAAAGAGCAGTTGATTCAGACGGCTCATGAGCTTGGCGTCTTACGCGAAGAAGGCGACAAGTATATTTCCACCACCACTGACATGTCTGGTAAAGTCTCTAACGCGTTTAACGCCACGAAGGGATTTACTGAATCATTGTCTTCGCAGTGGATGACTGCTGAAGTATTAACCAAAACTCTTGAGAAGTATACCGACGAAACCACCGAGTTAGGGCAAAAAGCCATGAAGGCGGCCACCCAGGTAACTTCCTTTAGCAAAATGGTTGATACCCTGAAGGAGTCGATGGGCTCTGGATGGATGACAACTTTTCAGATTATATTTGGCGACTTTGAGGAAGCTAGTGAGCTTTGGACCGGCGTTTACAACAGAATAGACAAAGTAATTCAGAAAATGTCTGGCCTTCGTAACGCATTTTTCCAAAGCTGGAAAGACAGCGGCGGTAGAGATGCCCTTATAAATTCGATCAAGAATATTTGGGATACTGTTGAGTACTACTTCGGCCTTATTGCCAAGGCTTTCGAGATCGTATTTCCCGTTATCGACACAACTCCGATTGTTGCAGTCGAAAAGGGGCTGGAGTCAATCACCGAAAAGATCAAGCCGATCATCAATACGACCGAAGCGGCTAAAGATATTGTAGAGCAGACTTCTGAAGCTGTTCAAGAAGTCGTTGACCATACCGAAGAGTTCAACAATCTTGTAGAACGCATCAAGATGGGTGAATTCGGTAACGGCGAAGAACGAATTCAGCGACTCAAGGAAGCCGGTTACGCGTATGAGAACCTTCAGAATGCCGTAAACGAGACACTTGGCGTTGAGAAACATTACGAGACGACTGTGTCAGATAACGTTGCAATCGGCTACGAAGACGTCGAAGTAAAAGGAGAGGTTACCAAAGCCAACGAAGAGCACGCAGCTTCAATCGATGATATTAATGAAGCTACAAAGGACCTAAACCCCGTAACGGCCAATCTTGTAAAGATATTACTGGCTGTTAAGTCCACAACCGGTTTGGTTAAGAAGGGCTTTAGTGCTGCCTGGGGTGTTATCGGAAGAGGCGCTTCTGTCGCTCAGGTTATCGTTGGCGCCCTTAAGTTTGTACTTGATATTCTTGGCGGTATTGCAGGAAAGATCTACGAATTTACGTCGTGGGCAGGGAAATTTAAGTCGCTCACTTCTTTTATAACTGGTCTTGGTACTGCTATTTGGAGAATTGGCGATAGGCTTGGTGTTTCTTTAACGCCATTGAAGGAACTTCTCTATAACATAGCTTCGGTTATAGGAAAGGTTAAAAAAGCACTTAGTGATCTCCTTGAGCCTTTAAAGGGAATGGATCCGTCCGGTGTATTTAAGATTCTTCTTACAGTATTAAAGGCTGTTGCGGCGATTGCTGGCGGTGTATTGTTGGTCAGCTTAAACCTTGTTGCGGCTGCTATTAACACTGTTGTAGATTACGCAAAGCTTCTTTGGAATACGCTTAAGAATCTTAGTATCGTAAAGAACATCGCAGAAGCGTTTAAGTCGTTCAAAGCCGAACTCAAAGGTTATAAGGATCAGCTTAAGCAAGCCAAGGCCTACACTGATCTTTTCGCTCCGGCGATGGACAGAGTAGCTAAGGCTGCAGAGCATCTTAAAGAGTTATTTGGGCCTATCATCCAGAGAGCTTTTGACGCCTTCGTTTTGTATGCGATTAAGGCTGCTCACGCTTTTGATGCTCTCTATAACGCTGCAAAGAAATCCAAAACCTGGCAGGCGTTTACGAACCTGTTTGTCAAGTTCAAGCTTGCGATCAAAGATATTCCTGAGCTTATTGCTACGGTCTTTGAATCCCTCCAGAAGAACGGCAAACTTCCCGAGCTTAAGGATCTTCCTAACAGCTTCCAGTTCTTAGTCGTTGCCTTCAACAACTTTAAGGATGTCCTAACCGGTAACTTCTCCAATCTCTTCCACGATATTATGGAGAAGCTTAAGGACGGATTTGACATACTAAGCCATGTTGATTTCGGTCCTTTCCAGGGTCTTGTAGACAATCTTAAGTCTATATTTGATGACTTTAAGAAGCTGGTACTTGAAGGCGAGGGAACAATCGGTCAGTTTATTGCTAACGTTTGGGGCAAGCTTTCTCAGATCGATTTCAGAGGTGGCGCAATCACGGCTCTTATCGGCTCCGTGGCACTGTTTGCATTCAGATGGTCCAAGGTCGGTAAGTCTGCGGCATTTGCTCTGAAGGGACTCGGAAAGTTCTTCCTTAACGGAGGAAAAGTTGCCACTACGGCGGTCGATAAGTTTAACGGTTTCCTCAAGATTGCAGCGGCTATCGCTATCATTGCAGGTTCGATCTGGCTTATTGCTGAGATTCCTGCCGATAGATTTGAATCTGCTGTTGGTACGATCGCAGGCGCATTTGCCGTAATGTTCGGTACTATCGAGCTTTTAGCTTATCAGAAGATCCCTGAAGAAAAGATGAAAGCTATCGGTATGGCCTTCATTGGTCTTGGTGCTGGCTTAGCGCTGGTTGCTGTTGCAGCGAAGATATTTGCAGCGATGAGCGTAACTGATCTTATTAAAGGCGGTCTGGCATTAGTCGTGTTCACGGGAATGGTTGTTCGGGCAGCCAAATCGGCAAAAGATGTTGGAACAGGCGCTGGTTTAGCTTTCGTTGGCTTAAGCGCAGCGCTATTTATGCTTATTCCTTCGATTAATCTGTTAGCTGGCATGGACGCCCATACTCTTATCAAAGGTGGAGTGGCGGTCTTTGCATTCGTTAATATTTTAGCCGGGGCCGCCAAGAAAGCCGGACAAGCTAGGGGATCATTTGGCGCCTTTATGGGGTTGTCATTAGGTCTCTTGCTTCTTATTCCATCAATTAAGATATTGTCCGGAATGGACGCGAAGACCCTTATTAAGGGCGGTCTTGCTGTTTATGCGTTCCTTAACATTATGGCTGGTGCTGCTAAGAGAGCAGGCAGCGGATCAAAAGGATTCCTTGGAATGGGTATTGCGATCGGCATCATTGCCGTGTCGCTTAAGCTTCTGAGTACAATTCCCTGGCCTGCATTACTTGCTTCTTCTAATGCTCTTAAGGGAGTATTGAAGACCGTAACGGAAGCTCTGGTCCAAGTTAGTCAGGTAAGCTGGGGCGGTATTGCCAAGACAATCGTTGCTTTAGCGTTAGTGCTTGGCTTAGTCGGCGGTGCTTTATATTTGATGACAACTCAGATTAAAGACACCGATGCTATGCTCAAATCGGCCCTTGGCGTGTCGGCTATCATGCTGACGTTTGCGCTTATGGGCCCCGCTATAGCCATGCTGTCTAAGATCGACTTCAAAGCCGGTGTTACAGCAGCTGGAAATGCGATTGTATTTTTCGGCGCTATGGTGCTGTGCTTAGGCGCTCTTGGCGGAATTGCCAGTATTGGTGACGGAGCCGTTGGAGCTGCTATTGAGAACGGCGCTGGCGTGTTCGGAAGGATCATTCATAATTTCCTGGATGGTCTGATGAATGGCGGTGAAGATCCTGCAGAGAAAGCTGAGAAAACTGTAACTCTGGCTGATCGGTTGAGTGCGTTCGGAGACTCCATCAAGGGCTTCCTGGACATGCTTACTAACGTCGACTATGAAGCAGTTGATAAAGCTAAGGCTCTTGCTATGGCTATCCTTACGCTGACGGCGGCTGATCTTGTGGATGCACTTGCCGGGTGGTTCCGAGGCGAGAACGGTCTTGAGGACTTTGCGTCTTCGATCGGTCCTTTGACAACGGCGATCATCGACATGAACGAGAAACTGTCAACCGCTGATCTTGATACTGCCAAACTGGATTCCGTCGTCAAGATTGTTCAGTCGTTCTCCGATCTGGCTAAATCCTTGCCAAAGAAAGGCGGCTTGGCACAGAGGATTCTTGGCGTGCAGGAGCTTGCTACGTTCGCTACGGATATGAAGGACTTCCTAACCAATGGCTTTAGGAGCTTTGTGCTCGGAGTGGATCATCTTGGAGAATTCCTTAACTTTGGCTTAGTTGCTAAGATCGGAATAATTCAAAATGTGACCTCGTCGATGATCAAACTTGCTAAATCACTGCCTGAAAACGGTGTGATTAGTAAGTTCATCGACGGCCCTAAGGATCTTGGTAAGTTCGCGGCTAACATGAAGTCGTTCATGGAGAGCGGATTCCAGGAGTTCTGTACAGCCGTTAACAACATGACCACCGGCGTCAACCTTGAGATGCTCAGGGGTAACATTATCCCCGCAACTCAGGAGATGATCAATCTTGGTACGAAGCTTAAAGAGGGCAGTAGCATTCTTGACTTCATTACCGGACGTACAGATCTTGGTAAATTCGGTGAGAGACTTGCTGCTTTTGGCGAAGGTATCAACCAATTCTCAGCAAGCATCGTTAACGTTAAGCTGGATCATATCAACGGCATGACTGCGGCTATGGAGAGGCTCGCAGCTCTTAACGCTTCCGAGAATCTGACAACCAGTAATCTTGGAACATTCTCCTCGAGTATTAATGCTCTTGGGGCGGCTATTGCGCTGTTCTATACAGATACTTCCGCAGCCGATCCTAAAGCGATCGACCATATTATCGGTCAGATCGCAAACCTTCATAACCTGATGCTTATTCTTACGGCTTCGCAGTATGACGTTAGTAACTTTGCGGAATCTCTGCGGCAGCTTGGCGAAACTAGTGCTAAGTCGTTTATCGAATCCTTTACGGAAGCAGCTAGCGATGCCTCGGAAGCGGCAAAGGGTCTTATGAATTCCTTCCTTGAAACAATCGATACGTTTAAGCATGACGTCGAATGGAAAGGCTTAAGCATTGTTGTTGTACTCTCTATGGCCATAGGAGCCGCAGCTGACGTTTACGTTAAGTCTGTCGGTAAGACTATCATTACGAAGTTAGGCGAGGGCGTAGATTCTAAGAAGACCGATGTCCAGAGTATGGGTAAACGGGCCGTTCTTGACTTCTGTGCAGGCATCAATAGTAATGATGGTTTCCTTAAAGGTGCCGGTATTCACATAGTCACTAAGGCTATTGATGGCATCAAAGAAGAAATCTATCGGTTCTATGACCAAGGTGAATATTCTGCGGAAGGCTATGCACGAGGTATTAGAGATAATGCCAGAGATGCAGCCGAAGAAGCAGCTCAGATGGTCAGAGACGCAGCTAGGGCAGCAGCGGCAGCACAGGATTCAGCATCACCTTCGAAGGTTTACATGGGCCTGGGTAAGGACGGCATCGATGGTTATATTCTTGGCTTTGTTAAGAATACAACCAGAGTTGTCAAAGCTGTTACCAGTGTGGGTAAAGCCGGTATATCTGCAATGCAGAAGACTATTGACAAGACTCTCAGCCTTGTTGACGGTAACCTGGATTATGAGCCGACTATTACACCCGTTATGGACCTGAGCGAGCTTACAACCGGTGTTCAGCAGGCTAACATGCTTCTGAGTGATATTCATACCGATGATCTGGCGGCTTCAACAGCAGCTACTATCGCGAATGCTCACAACGAAGCTATTGCGGTCAAAACTGCTCAGCCGATGAACTACTCTAAGGATCTTACCGATCTGATAGAGAACACTAATAAGATCATTAACGCCGTCAAACAGAATCGTTACGCGATTATTGACGGAGACGAGGCCTTCCGATATTTCGACAGAAGACTTGGAATGGCTTAAAACGTGATTAGGAGCCTCTTTCTGCATAAGGGAGAGGCTCTTTTCATTCGGGAGAGTAACATGAGATATTTTAAACTCGAAAATTCTAAGGGCGAGATCGTAGACATCACGACAACGTCTATATTGTTTCATGACATCGGCGGTCTTGGCTATGAGGAAGAAAACGACTTTATACGCGTAGGCTCTGTGTGGCGCCTAAACTCAAGGGAATATTCTCAGCTCCCGATTACAGGAAAAATTTGTTTCACGGAGAATGAGGATACAACGCCTTATCAGAAATACACGAAATTTAAGACTTTTGTGGACTATGCGCCACTTACGTTATATTACTACCCTTACGGCGTAGACGGAAAAGTGTATAGAAAAGCTGTTAGAGTCTCAAAACTTACAAAAACCGAGATTAATGAATACGGCGTTTTGGACGATGACATTGAATTTATACCCTATACGCCTTGGTACGAGGTTGTTACCGGTGAAACAAGTGAGGTCGATATCGACGATCGTGCTTGGATTTGGGGAGATGGTGACGAGAATCCGCCTTTGGTATTTGAACCTGCGGACGGGCAAGTAGCTAGACCGGCTAGATTCAGAGGAGAGTTCAGAGCACTTATCAATCTTAATAGCGAAACGGATAACGGCAGCCCGGTTAAGATTACTATGATCGGACCAGCAACCAACCCGACTTGGTCTCAATACGTGGCAGGCGAGTATATCGCATCCGGCGGATTTGATTCGTCTGCAAATTTTAGTTTGCGTTCTGGTGAAAAACTAGTCGTTGACAATACAACGGGTGATTATTCGATGACTGTTGAGGACAGCGCTGGCGTAAAGCGTAGCGTATATTCTCTGCGAAGCTTCGATTTAGCTTGCTTTTTCACTCTTAAGCAAGGCATAAACACATTCGCTGTAACATCAGCTGACGGTCAGCCCGTTAAAACAATGATAGAGGGATACGTTTACCATGCGACAGTATAATGTTGATATTTTCGATCGCGGCCTTAACTTCTTGGTCAATGACGTGGTCACAGTTAACCGGATCGATGACGATTACATTTCATCTAAGACTAATTCGATTGACATCAAGTCTACAACACTGGTAAGCGCGGGCGATTTCATCAGATTACAGAACGATACGACTAATTTCTTTGGCGTTGTAACAGATGCGTCTCCGGGCGAGACTCAAACAACTGTTGCATTCAAGTCATTCATAACTATATTTGACGAATCGATGCTGTTTAATACCAAGAATCAGGGAACGGATGCTAATGTATCTCATCCAACTTTGGAACAGACGATTTACAACTATATTACGGCAGCTTACGTGAATACAACTGATACGTATCAGAGGCTTCCTATATCTGTGAGCATAGCTTCCGGAACTCAGACAAGTAAGTGGAGTCTGGGAATTGTGCCTGATACGGAAAACGGTCAGTACGCGATCATAAAGCTATATACTGACCTGATCGTTGAGGCACTTAAGAGATACGGCGTCGGAATTACCGTTATGCCAAGCTTTTCTACGAAGACAATTCGGTTGGTTATTGGAAAGCATACGGAGAGATTTAAGATTGACGGTAATCTGAAGAATGTCAATGTCGCAACTCTTAAGTATAATGACAGACCCGCCGGAGTTAACAAGCTTATCGTTTACAACACAAACAATTACGGCGAGAACATTACTTTCTACGTGCATCCGGACAGATCTTGGGACATTGAAGACCAAAATCGTATTAGTCCAGTGCTCAAGGAAGTAACCGGTGTCGTACCTGATCAGGATTACGAAGATCCGTCAGAGGGTTTTGTCGCAGCCGCTGTCGACTCGGCCTACTCTGTTTTGGAAGGACAGCAGTGGGACAACCTGATCGAGCTGGAAGTCAGCCCTTCTGACGCTAACATACAGCCTTTAGAGATGGAAATAGGTCAATCCGTGACTTTGTATTACAAAGAAGGGACTTATACAAGCATCTTGACTGGCAAAGTTATAGAACCCGAAATTATTACGCTTCTCTTTGGTTCAGAGAGAATTGAGTATTCGAAACGTTCAAAATGGTAGGAGGTATTACTTATGCTGAACGCTGAAATTAAGATCTTTCCAGGTCATGAAATGAAAGCTCTTGACATGGCGGAAATTTTGGATGCCTCCGTCATTACGAGCGGAATTATTCAGGGTTGCAACATCCAAAACCTTAGCGGAGCGCTTACCTTGACCGAACCTGGCCGAATCCTTATTAGAGGACGACTCGGATATTTTCCAAGCGGCGTGATTCCGACAAGCGGGATTTCCACAAGCGGAACTTATAAGGTTCTTGCGGTATGCGATCTTAGCGCAACGCAAGGAAACGAATTCTATATAGATTACTTCAGCACTGCAACAGGCGGCGACTATGATGCTATTTCAAGCCGAAGAACCAATCAGCAGTCTTTTAATGCCTCTGACGGTGTTGAGTTTGTTGAACTTGGTACAGCAACGATCGATGCATCCACCGGCAATGTAACTCAGTGGACCCCGGAGAACGCGACCGTCAAAAGAGATTCAGATGCATATTCTACCTTACAGCAGCAGATTACCAATGTTGCTACGATTTCACACACTTATTTGCAGAGACAGATTAACGCTTGGTCTACCTACTTAAGAAACAGGGCTTTTGCATCTGATAGATTTGTTCAGGAAAATTTTGTTATTCCGAGCTTTACATTGGCTGCTGGGCAGAGAGTTTCTTGCGTTTTTCCGGCTATTAGAGGCACTACGTTTAGAGCTACTGGAGCAAACGCCAGGGTTGCAACTAGGCCTGCTTGGGCGAATTTTACCCAGCAATACACGACAATAACTGATGGCACATCTACGGTTCAGATTCCGTCCAATATTGACTCAGCTGCTGTGCGATATGTGGCTATCGGTATATCTGGTGTTCTCTTTAGTAAAGCTGCATATACGCCTAGTGGATCGAGCCAGGCGGTTGGCAAGAACCAAAATAACTGCGTTGTTAATGGATGGGGTCTGTTTGGATCTGATTACGATAGACAGGCAGTCGTTTATATTAAAAACGTTGGAACAGCAGAAGCCATCATCGATGTTACGTGCAATCTTATGTTCGCTAGGAGGGGTTAAATGATAAGGAACTTGGTAAGGGCTATGGACAGCTGGTACAGGATTATATTAACGTACTGGCCGGAGTGAGGAAGAGCGTATGAGTGACGAAAGCAGAGTAGAACAATTTTTAAGGAATGCTCTCGGCGAGGATATTTATGAGGTTACTCCTCAGAGTAGAGTCGAAGTATTGCTTGAGCAGCTTAACGAGTATATTGAAGAAATGGGTGGCGGTGGACTTGCAGCCAAGAACGTTATCTTTTTTGGTGACTCAATCACCTACGGTGAGGGTAACAACGGCCACTCTTATGTGGACATTATTGACGAGATGGGCATTTGCGAATCACTGGTCAAAGAAGCACACACATCATCTTGTGTTGGCCCATATCAAGTCTATCAAGACGGAGCAGGATATGATCTTATCGCTATGATTGAGGCACAGGCTATTAACATTCCAAATGCGGATGTTGTTTTCTGCGGATATAGCGGAAATGACGCTCATGCCGTCAGTGTAGGAAACGTACAACTTGGATATTCCACAGATGCGGCAACCGCAACTACGGTATGCGGATATATGCGGAGAGCAATAAACAGAATCCGTGAACTTAATCCAAAAGTTAGGATTTGCTGGCTGTTCCATGAATTAGCTGACTTCAAACCACAGGTCGGACTTGTGGCGGATAATGATTGGTTCGTAACAACGGTTAAGGCTATGACTGATGTTTGCGAAGAGCTAAACGTCACTTTTATGGGGTTGTACGCAGGGCTCAATTTGGATTATGTTAACGGTCATTTGATCAATGACACGGCAAAGCATCCAAATGAGGCAGGTCAAGAACTGATAGCTGAGAATGTGCTTTACAATTATCCGTATAATGTAAGGCCGTATGTACCTAAAAAAGTTGTCACGCTCGAATCAGATGGAACATATGACAGTGCATTTGAAAGGTTGATGCTTATGGTCAGCCACGATATTGATGTGACCATAGATTATGACGGAATTTTGTTCCATAGTTGCTCATACACATCAACCGCACTGACATTTAAATCCGAAACAGTTACAGGCGCATCAAGTAAGATGGAATACAATTTGGTTATCACATCGTCTGGTGCAACATTATATACGTCGACCTCGTCTATCAGCGTACAGCCATGGGATAGCGCAGAGACATGGGATGTAATTTATGATGGCATAGCGACCATTGTTGCAGATAATCTCAATTACATAAGCCTCGAAACCGCAGCAACGATCGGCGCTGACGAAACATGGAGAGTTAATTGGAACGGAACTGAGTTTATCTGCCCGACAAGCTACGGCGCCGCTATATCTGGTTATTGGTTTGGCAATCCTGCTATAGCAGGCGGGCAAGACGACGGGAGCGGCGCTACATTCTTGGCGTATAAATCCGATACCAACTCATTAGCGATAGGTACGACTGATGGGGCAGGAAACATCCCACTGAAAATCGAAAAGAGGGTGTCGTGATTAGTTATAGAGGAGTAACCACATGTCTCTAAACGGATGCGATGTAGCTAGTTATCAGTGGGATATAGAGCCCGCTAAGATGATTACTACTGATTTCATGATTGTTAAGGCAACTCAGGGCACTTGGTATGTGAATCCATATTTCGAGAAACAGTACAGAGAGGCTAAGACTGCCTGTAAGCTCCTTGGCGTATACCACTATGTCGAAGGTACAGGAGCGACTAAGGAAGCATCATATTTCGTTAAGACGGTTGGTAATAGGATCGGAGAATGCATTCTGGGCGTTGACCACGAAGGCAAGTCCAATTCCATCTTCAACACGTCGAGCGAAGTAAGTTATATTTACGATTTCTGCGAAGAAGTCTACCGATTAACAAAGGTCAGGCCTCTTGTTTATATGTCCAAAGGCGTTACCAGGCGCAGGGATTGGTCTAAGGTCTCTACGAAGCATTGGCTCTGGTGCGCACAGTATGGATCGAACAACCTTACTAACTATCAGACATATCCTTGGACCGACAGCAACGGCTTTGGATCCTGGGAAAAGGACACCATCAGACAATACTCTTCTCACGGCAGGATTCGCGGTTATTCCAAGAACATTGACATCAACTTGGCATATTTGACCAAGGAAGAGTGGATGGAACTGGCTAGAGGCGATCGTAATCCCGAGACGCCTGTTACAGAGGCCAAGACACAGACTAAGTGGTCTGATTATATTTACAAGACGACCTCTCCTGTCAAGATCTCCAACTCTGGTAGCGACGAACATGGTAATTACAAGAACGGGCAGGCAGGCGATCAGACAGGCCGTGAGTGGTATATTCGCGACTGGTACAATCGTCCTTGGAATTGCGTACTGAGACATCCACTGGCTGAGGTCAGAGCATGCCTGGCGACTCTTGCTGTTAAAGCGGCTGAGAATGACAACATCGGATACGACCAGAACCAGAGAGATTCTTACGGTAATGCGCTTAAAGATGCAGACTACGATCCGTCCAAGATTACCAAGAAAGTTGAGTCTGACTGCTCTAAGGGAGTCATCGACAACGCCAGAGCTACCGGTTATATTCTGGGAATCGAGGAGCTCAAGAAGATCGAAGCCACCTATACCGGCAACATGAGAGATGGTTTCTCCAAAGCAGGGTTCCAGATTCTTACGGCGACCAGATTCCTCAACAGTGGCGACTACCTTCTTGCTGGCGATATTCTGCTTAACGATGCTCATCACACCTGTACCGTAATCACAAACGGTTCAAAATCAGGTAACGAGGCTGCTCAGACGATCAGCGTAACAATGGGGGAGTATGAGATGCTTCCTATATTAAAGAGAACTTCTAAGGGTAAAGCGGTCGAGCACCTGCAGTGGATGCTTAATCGGGCTACCTATAAGAATAAGAAAGAAATCGATGAAGACGGGAGCTTTGGCTGGGATACCACAGGAAGAGTTGTCGACTTCCAGACTGCTAATGGTCTTGAGCCTGATGGAGAAGTCGGCCCTAAAACATGGAAGAAGCTTTACGATAACGTATTCTAAAATTTCCCCGGGTGGGATTTTTGGAGAAACTTTCATAAGCTTGTCGGAGCTACTAAACCGAAAAGGGTCTGGCATATGCTCTAGAATAGGAAGTCCTATATGCCTTAATAAGTATGTATGTGAATTACAACGCGAATCCCTCAGGTAAGGCCACGGGAGACTGCGTAATCAGAGCTATTTCCACGGTTACGGGCCTTCCTTGGCGAACAATTCATTGGGATCTTGCAGCCCTCAGTAACATGGCGAATCAGATCTTGCCGTTTATTCGGAGATAAACAGGAGACTATAAATGATTAGACGTCACAACATTGGCTTTTCCAGTAGCGATGGCGTGAAGGATCGTACTGGAAGTTGTGTTATTTTCTACGATTATGCAGACAAAGATACGATCAGAGAAACCGTTATTATAGACGGCTATACCGGTGCCGGCGCTAGAAAACTCAAGAAAAGACTTAAAAGCCAGAACATTAAGTCTCCTTGGTTATATTTGACGCACGCTCACGGCGATCATGGGGACGGCTTTTACGATATTATCGACGACGAGTGGTTCACGCCTAAGGGATTCGGCTGCTATGATCCTGAATCCATTAAGGCTGGCGCTGAAAAGAACAGCGAGATCATGCAGGACTATAAGGGCCTTAAACGGATTATCGCCAGATGCAGCAAACGAGGTATTCCGGTTATATATTTGCATTCCAGTGATACCAGAAAGCATGGCGATATTAAGTTCAAAATCTATCGTGAACAGCCCAGATTCAAAGGCAACAGCTACGATCCTCATGGCTGGGAGTATGTGAACGACGGCTCGCTTATATTCTGGTTCTATGAGCTTGGAACTCTTGTAACTGGTGACGGACCTGCAGAACTTGGTGCTTTCTGCCAGAAGAGAGATATTCACGCAAAGGACTTTCAGATCTCTCATCACGGCAACAGCTGTAACGGAACTCAGTCCAGGATCATGAAAGCTCTTGGCGCTGTATATTGCTGGGATGACTCTTACAGCGATGATAGAGAATTCCTGCAGTATGGCCGCTATAGATGCATTGAGAATGGCCTTAAGTTCTATGGCGTTCGCGGCGACATCAACGTTGTATATTTCAGCAAGAGAGCTGTTATCTACAAGAATGGCAAGATTAACAGATATTCCTGCTCGTATACTGGCAAGCCTACTCTGAGAGATGCTAATGCCACTATCGTAAGGAAAGTCATGCAGGGTAAGTACGGAACCAGCGACACCAGAACAACTAAGCTTCTTGACGAGAGTTACAATCCTAACCTTGTGCAGAAGAGCGTTAACAAGGTAATCACGCTGGCTGCCGATATCTGGTCAGGAGCAAGAGACTACGGAACACATGAAAACCGCATTGCCAAGATCGATAAGGAACTTGGCAAGGGTTACGGGCAGCTGGTACAGGATTATATTAATGTTCTGGCTGGGGTGAAGAAGAGCGTTTAAGGAGGAGTAAATGGCTATTAACACTATTTCTAAATTTATTACGTTAGACGTATACAACCATGACACTACTCCCGAAACGATCAAAGCCATTGCCGCTGATAACGATACTAGATACATAGCAGCGGAGATTCAAAATGAGGGTATTTGGTACGACATCGGGAGCGATTCCAGCGTTGAATTGATAATTCTTAGACCTGACAAAGTTGGTGTCGCCATTACAGGTCAGCCATATCCTATCGAGTACCAGTCTGGCGGTGAGATTGATCCCGAAACAGGAGACGAAACTCTCGTAGTTACTCAAACATATTACGGCGTCTATGCGGAACTGGATCAGCCTGCTCTTGCTATTTCTGGTACTCTTCTTGGCCAGTTCAAGATCACTAATGGCAACCAGATTCTCCGTACAGAGATATTTAAGATCAACAACGGAAGAGCGTTGGATACTGAGACGAGTGAATGGGCTGATGAGTATGAAGGGCATAACCTGGATGAGCTGGTTGAGGATGTAAGTCAGTTAAAGGAAGATTTAAATGCCGTAAGCTTCACTTTGTCAGTCGATGCCAACGGCAACGCAACACTCATACGCTCTGATATGGTCAACACTGAGGAGGTGAGTTACTAATGGGATTTGGCATTATTGACACATCTACTCTGACAGCTATTGCTAATGCGATACGGACGAAGTTGGGAGTGCAGACCACATACAAGCCGAGCGAAATGCCGGAAGCTATCGAGAGCATATCGGGTGGAGGCATCACTCCAACTGGCACAAAGAGCATCACGGCAAACGGCACATATGACGTGGCATCATATGCGAGCGCAGAGGTCAATGTCCCTTCATCCGGCATAACTCCCACAGGCACAAAAGAAATCACAGCCAACGGAACAAATATCGATGTAGCTTCTTACGCCTATGCGGATGTGGCTGTCCCAAACAGCTATTCACAAAGCGATGAGGGCAAGGTCGTGTCGAACGGCGCGCTTGTGGCACAGTCGAGTGATTCAGTCACGCAGAACGGTACGGTTGACACGACTCTGATTAACTCTCTGACGGTCAATGTGAGCGGCGGCGGGGCAAGCGGTCTTGAATACGAGGAAGGCACTTATACAGCGGCATCGGATGGCAATCCGACAATCAGCTTTACCAATGCCCATACGTCAGCGCCAGCATTAGTGGTATTTGTTGATGCAGATAGCTATGTCAATCAGATAGCAGGTATTCTTTATTCATTTGTGGACCTTACGGCACTGTTTGGGCAGGGTGTAGAGATAAGTAGCACAACACCCCGTGATGCTTTTTTTGGATTTGTAAGAATTGGCAGCAACGGTACATCCAGTACAGGGTTTAAGAGCATAACCACCGTATCAGACCACGTTACAAACACAGGTTTTAAGCCTAATTTCGACGGGTCGACGTATAAGTGTAAATCTGGTAAAACATACAAATGGATCGCAATATGGAAATAAGGAGAAATAAACTATGACGGATGTCAAATATATTGATGGTAATCCAATATGTGATGCCACAGCAAGGGCGGCGTTAGATGGGTTAGGAACAGTAAAAACGGCATCGACTGTTGCATCCATGACAGACACAAGGTCAATCTATAAATACACGGGTTCCGAATCTGGTTACACAGCGAACGCACTCTATTATTATAACGGGAGTGCATGGTCTGAAATTACAACGGAACAACCTTCCACAGGGGATTCCGCTGTGGAGTTTGTAAGTGGAATGTATTATCAAAAAAATGCTGGAATGTATATTGGTACTCCACTTTCTGGCGAACAGTTTGCCACACCAAGAATTAGAATTGACGGACAGACGAATATTTATTACACGGGGCGTAGTGGTGGAAATGTAGCATCATGGTTTGACGAAAACAATAAATGCCTTGGAACAACCACGAACGCAAACGGCGAAACGTTAATTAACTATGATGTACTTCAAGACGCACCAACAGGGGCAGCGATAGTACAGCTAATTAGTCGAACTATGAAGAACAACAATCCCCCGTCCACAACTCCAATTGTTACACTTTCAAAACCTATAAAGAGGAACGTTGTAGGAACAACAGATGGATCAGTTGACGATTCCGATGCAATTCAGTTTTTATGCGACAACAACAGAAATGTTAAACTTCCATCACTTCAAGCCGGAAGCTATATACAACTATCAAAGACAATTCACATAAACCCGATTATTTGCCGTTCATTTGACGGCAACAACATTAGAATTAGAAACGACGAAAATGTTGTTTCTTTTAATGTTCTTGGAACGACAAATATCACCAATTCTGGATCGGCAAGCGATGATGTCATTAAAAATGAATCCTCATTTGAATTTAAAAACGTGATTCTTATAGGTGTAAATAGTTCTACAGCGACAAGTGCAACCGTGCTAACGATAGCAAAGACATACGGGGCAATCATTCACGACAATTTCTTTTCTGACTGTTATCGTGGAATAGTATGCGAAGAACACAGCAGAAACATGAAAATATATTCTAACGAAATTCGACTGTGCCGAAAGGAAGCAATCCTTTTGAGCCAAGGGGCATCAATGCACCAATGGAATATTTTTGGGAATGTTATTTTTAATGCTCACAAGGGAATAGTAATTGACAGCCCGACAAGCGTCGCTAACGTTCAAATAACAGGGAACGACATTGAAGAATGGAATCAGCACTCCCAAACAGACCAGTTATCCGATAACGTTAGATGCATTCTAATAATTTCAAGCACAGATTACTCAGACGGTCAGGATATAATGTCCGAAATAGAAATTGTGGGGAATTCGATTCAATCACACGGTGTCGGTGTTATCATTGACCTACAGGGAGATTCTAGCAAAAAAATAAAAGACCTCTGCATTACGGGCAACCACATAAGCAACGGTGGTGTCGCTCAAATTAAAGTTGATAACGCATCCAGCATTGTAATTTCTGGAAATACCGTCCGTGGAAGTGGGTCGATTAACATCGGCAACACTGAAGGCTTATCAATTAATGGCAACACTCTCAGCGGAAACATTAACTTAACAGACAACACAACTAAGTTTGTAATAGCTTCAAACTTTACAAACGGAATTGTAACTGAAGGAACAGTTAGCGGAGTAATTAGTGGTAACAGAATTTCGGTGAATCCAACATTTGGACACACATCCGGCAAGGTTTTTGTTGCTTCAAATATGATTAATGGAACTGTGTCAGCAAGCGATTACGTTGAGGTTTCGGGCAATACTACAAATTGAACACATGTTGTTCGTTTATCGCTATTACAATCTTAAAGCAGTCTTTCACGGACTTACTAATATTAATTAGAGCACTTCAAAATGGGAGTGCTCAGCAGACTTTCGGGCGCGGATGCGGCGCAATGTAAGGAGGATAAATGTCTACTTCACAAATAATACTGACTATTGTCACGGCTCTGCTTGCTTCATCTGGCTTATGGGCATTTCTAGGAAAAAAGCTCGAACGAAACAACTCCGAGCGTGAACTTTTGGTCGGGATCGGTCATATCGAGCTCGTATTCTTCGGTATGCAGTATATCGAACGCGGGTGGATAACTCGCGATGAATATGAAACAATGCAGGGTCTATATGAACCGTATGTTAAGCTCGGAGGTAACGGCTCTGGAACAAGGATAATGCAAGAGCTAGAAAAACTTCCGATCCGGGACAAATGACAGGAGGGTTCAAAATGGAAGAGCTTTTACAATTTGTCACACAGTTCGACTTCCGTAACGAGCGGTGGGTCTTATTTACCCCGCTTATAATTATGGGCGTTGACATCATTACCGGCGTAGTTAAAGCCTGGGTTAACAAAAATTTCGAGGCCTCGGTCATGAGAACCGGTCTTGGCAAAAAAGCGGGAGAGGCTGCTATACTTATTGCCGTGGAGCTCCTTTCGTATGCCCTTAACTTACCGGACATAGTAATGAACTGCGTTAGCTTCTACATCATATTTATGGAAGTTATGTCCGTACTCGAAAACGCCGACGAGCTTGGCATTCCAGTTCCAAAATTCGTAAGAGACGTTATTAACAATGTAGACGATAAACTCCAGCATGGCGATAAGAAAGAAGAGGATTAAAATATGGCAGAGTATGTATACCCTTTAGATCAGACAGTAGCAGCTGGTCAGAACGTATTACTTCAGGACTCCATTCCTTGTAACAAAGGTTACGTTATTCACAGGAACGGATCCGGCATCCTTACTCTCCGTGGTATCGTTAATAATCCTTGTGCCAAGTTCGCAAGATATTTCGTAGAGTTCAATGGTAACATTGCGGTTCCGGAAGGCGGCACACCGGGCGAAATCTCATTAGCTCTTGCCATCGATGGAGAAGCTCTTCAGACGTCTCTTGCCAGGGTTACACCGACTGTGGCAGAGGCGTTTTTTAACGTTACCAGTGTGGCTTATATTACTGTACCGGCTGGATGCTGCGTGACTATCTCGGTTGAGAATACGTCCGGCGCACCGATCACAGTTGCTAACGCCAATCTTGTTGTGAACAGAGTTGCTTGAGGAGGATTATATTTATGTCAATGACTAGAGAACAGATGAACACTATTACAGATTTTGTTGACCTCCTTTGCAAGCAGATCGACAAGATTAATAAGAAGGGCGATATTACACCCGATGAGCTTAACCGCATGGACAAGGCAATCGATATCATTAAGGATTGCTCGGTTATTTGCGCTATGGAGGAGTATGGCAAGGACCCTGAGGAAGAGATGTATTCTTCTATGGGATATTATGGAAGAAACTCCAGAACTCCCGGTTATCCGCATATGCCCGTGTATAGCTCTCAGGGTAGAGATTCTATGGGCCGGTATTCGTCCATGGGATATTCCAGAGATGATGGAGCTAAGCAGACAATGCGGCACGATCTGGAAATGAAACTCGCAAACGCACGTAATGAAGATGAGCGTCAGATGTACATGCGCATGATGGACGCTCTTTGATAGGAGGTAACTTATGCCTAACACAATTCTTGAGAAACTCCAGGAGAAGTACCCTAACGCAGAAGGAATCAATGACGCAAGGAACATCGCCGAAGCTGTAGCTTGCATCAACGGCACCGGCGGAAGAGGTGCCAATGCGATCGCAGATAAGTTCCCTACCGTAACGGGGAACGAAGAGCCGGAGACCCCGTAAGAGATTAACATCCCTGCTAGCACATGTTGATCATAAAGTGGAGAGAATAACGAATCTAGGCGTAGTGGTCACAACATTGGTCATGGGTATAGGCTGATGCTTATATTTGTGGGTAATAATAAAAACCATGTGGCGGGTTCGAATCCCGCTATCTCCACTCAATAAAATTCCCGTGGTCGGTCGAATAGGCCTTCCACGGGCAATTTTTATGCATTTCTGAGAAGCAATTCCTACAATTACTATTATTTTTTCGTTTTTGAGAACATAATTTGTCACGAATTTGGTCACGGAATCCCTTGCGGTAAGGATTACTACTACGACCGTTACAGGAAGTTCTTCTGGCTGCTGGATAAGGAGAGGTGAATGCGAGCATATTTTACAGCCTCTTAAATAGATAAGAAAACAACGTTTTATGGAGGTACAAAAATGGATAAAACAATGGCTAAAAGATGGTTTGTGGTAATGGCGGTTATCCTGGTGAACATCATCGTTCATGTCGGTATTGCCGGACTTGTATCCACGGGGATCTATATGCTGAACAGCTTTTTCGGGCTGGCAGCAGATGCGAAACCCTGGCAGTACGGTATTACCGGCGTGATCTATCTGGTGATCCAGGTTCCGCTGGTATACATGGAATTGAAGGCCAAATGGGAAAATTATCTCAGATGGGGATTCTTATTCTAACAACGATGGAGGGTCATTGTAGAAATTCTACAGTGGCTCTCTGTTTTTGGTTATATTTTACAATTCATATAATGACCGAATTGTGGTCGTAAAGTAAAGGAGGCCTATATGGCAAGAGAAGATTCATTAGATTTAGCTGGTATTAAAATGCCGGATGAGTTCAGGTTCGCATTGGCAGGACACTGGGTAGACGTTATACAAAGCGGATGTGACAGTGAGCACGAGAAGATCAGGCTGAGGCTTATAACGCCTGCTGACAGAACTGTTACTGTGGATATTTCTCTGAAGGACGCCAGGGAGCTAAGAAAGGAGTTAAAAGCAGCTATAACCCTGGTCTCCATTGCGGAAGATTATTGATTTGGCTGGAGAGGATCTACGGGTCCTCTTCTTTTTTGTTTATATTCTACAGGCTCTATAATGACCGAATTGTGGTCGTAAGAAAGGAGAACAAATATGGAGAAGCTTAAATTAATGTGGAGACAGTTTTGGGAAGACCGCTTCGAATACTGTGATCGGCGTTTCTGGATGGTAGCTGCTGAATATGAAGCAACGAAACTTGGAAACAGCAAGCAAGACAGAAGAAAATGCGGGAAGCTAATCCGCAAAATGGGGGCTATACTCCGGGCAGAACATCTCTGTATGAAAATGTTAGGCGACTACTAAGTCGAAAGAGGGGTCACTAACTACAGTGGCTCTTCTTTTTTGTGCACGATTTGCAATGCGTATAATAGATATTTATTAACTATGGAGGGAAAGATTATGAAAAAAACAGCAGCGTTTGTAACGGTAGCAGTAATCGGCTTCTTCTCGGGAGCTTATTGGGCATGCTTTAAAATCTGCCAGATGGTTGACAGCGGAGAAGATGTTAACCAGCTTGCGAGAAATTGCATGAACAAAGCGGGGAGAGATGCCGAGCTGGTCGTTAACAAGTGGCGCAGAAAATATTCTGAAGTCCACAGGTAAGTAACGATGGAGGGTCATTGTAGAAATTCTACAGTGGCTCTCTGTTTTTCGTATGCGCAAAATCTACAAGAGCTATAGTAGAACATTAATATTATTTCTTATGAAAGGAGAAAGAAATGAACTGTTATACAAGAGGAGAAAAGATTGATATGTTTATCGAAGAGCTTATGACAAAGGTTAGAATGGCGGTGGAAGTCACCATAATCGTAGCCGGGATCATAGCCCTGATAGCTATCGGCTTTATGTCCAAGCAGATAACGGAACTGGAAACTCAGCTCAAGGAATATGAGATGCAGATGGAGGAGATGGAACAAACATCTGACGAGTATATCGTAGTTCGAGATGGAATGACCGGAGAGGTCATCTATAGCGGATGGAAGTGACTTGTCGGAGGGGAGTTACATCTCCTCTCTTTTTTGTATGCGCATATTTTACAGGGGCTATAGTAGAATAAAAGAAAGGAGGATCATTAGGATGATCTATATTATCGGATTGGTTTTCGCTTTAACAGCAGGCGCGTGCTGGAGAGAAATCGGAGACTGGATTGCGGATAAGATTGGAGCTTAACGGCTCCTTTCTTTTTTTTTGTATGCGCAAAATTTACAAGGTATATAGTAGAAATAAGGCATTAACACTGTGGTAGGTGGAGACGAAAGTCAGGTCCACCTCTAACAATGAAATAAGTGGGAGGGTGTTAATAACCTAAGTTGGAAGGAACTTGATTTATGGGAGCCGATGGTAACATCGTATCCGGTCGAAGGTGAGAAACCTAAGATGTACACGATTTCAAGTTTCCTTATTTTTTCGCAACCATACACAGGTGACGAAAGGAGGTGATAGGATGTTAGCATTACAAATTGCAATTCCTATTCTATTTTTTCTGCTGGGGTTAATTCTGGGAAAACTTTTGAATAGGAAACCGCACTGTGCTGGTAAGCTGATCATCGACGAGAAAGGAGAGACAGAGAGATGGTCTTTTATGCTGGACGATGATGTGGACAGCGTTAAGGAGCAGAAAGTTATATTTTTGGAGATCGACCGGCGAGCATGAACTGCAGTCACTATAGTGCAAATGTAAACCCATAAACGGAGGTATATTTATGGAAGAAGAAAGAATCGAAGTAGAGCAGGAAGAGGAGATCACTTTAGAAGAGGTCAGAGATGCACTGTTGAGACAGATCAATGGCGGTTTGACAGATGAAGAGATCGAACCGACACTGGCGGCGTTTAACGCTGTCTCTCGAGCAATTGCAGACAGAGATAAGGCACTGAACGAAGCCAACCGTATTGAGATGGAAGAGGCTAAATCGATTCGTGAGACGGCTGCAGCAGAAGCTAAGTCGATTCGCGAAGCCGAGACAGCAGCTAACCGTAGCAAGAACGAGTTGGTTGGTAACGGCCTTAGAGCTGGAGCACAGATCGGAGCAGCGGTTGTCGCCGGTTGGGTGAGTATCGTCACGGTAGCCAGGATAATCAATGCAGAGGATAAGGACCAGTTAGTGATAAGTAAGGCTTTGAGTTTCATTCTTAAGCCTCGCGGTTGATATTTGTGAAGGAGGGCATCCATTACGGGTGCTCTCTGTTTTTTCTTTTTGGGCAATTTCTACAACTGCTATAGTGCAATATTAATAAGTTCTAGAAAGGGACAGGTGAAAACTATGAGAAGTGTACATGTGAGCACTTATATTGCTGGAGAAGATTTCGATCAGATCTCGGTAAACAGCGCGTGGGATGATGTTGTGATCAATATCGACAAAACAGACGATAGGATCAGCAACCACCATCACACCCGTACAACGAGGATCCGGATGAATCGGAAGACGGCAAAGAAGCTCATGCGGGAACTTAAGTTGGCCTTGAAGACCACTGAAAAGGACGATTGATTTGTGAGCGAGAGGCTCTGTCAGAAATGGCAGGGTCTCTCTGTTTTTTTTTCATTATGGGCAAGAACTACAATTAGTATAATGAACCCAGCACGGGCCTCGTAAGGATCGGCAAAAACATCCGAACGAAACCGTACCAGGCTGGGTACTAATTATACGAGATAGGAATCGCGAGCGGGTTGACTCACCTAGAATGGATGGAGTTCACGGAGGCTACCGTTCCTATCTTTTTTGTAATTTTGTATGCGCAAATTCTGCAAAGGCTATAGTAGAAAGAATCATATTTATAGTGAAAGGAGACAATATGAAGACTATTAATATGACGATAAAAGAGAAAGAGTTAGGCTTCGAAATGAGCAAAAATTGCGAAGTAACATTCGGCAGTGACGGATGGACGAAAGTTCGTGGAACCGCCTGTGATTGTGGAAAGGTTATCCGACGCCTCAGAGCTGAAGGCTACGAAAGTGGCTGGAGGACTCTTGATGGAAAGGAAATCGTTCACGTTCTCAGGAATGGCAGAACATACGAGCTGGAGTTCTATTTTCCGGACGCCAGTTGTTACTTTGTAAAAAGGGTCGTTTAACAGCGACTCTTTCTTTTTTCCTCCCGCGCAAAAACTTCACTTCCTATAATAGCGTAAACACAAGCATTTTAGGAGGTGAAAGGTATGTTTAATATCATGTATACGATGACCTATTCTACGTTCATGAAATGGCAGATCGCCGCAATGGTGACCGGAGCCAGCATCGTGGGTAGTTTCTGGTTATTAGAGAAGTGGCAGAAGGCATATGAAGACGCCAAAAAAGACGGTGCTGTTGCGTGAAAGGAGGTAAGGAGAGAAGCTTATGACAACATTGGGAGCAATTCTGATTATATTAGGCTTATTCATGATACTCATGGATAAGAAGTAACATAACCGGAGGAGTCTATGTTTGACATAGGCTTCTCTTTTTTTTCAAGGAGGACGAGTAACTTCTACAGCGCCTATAGTGCAGTAGTTATATTTTCAAAGAAAAGGAGAAACTATGGACGAGAACAACAAAACTGTAGACATTAACGAATTCAAGCGGGAAGCGAAGATCAGAAAGATCAAGGCGAAAGTCGAGGAGATCAAAAACAAGGCGGTGGACTTTGTCACGGATCATCCGACTGAGGCACTCGCGCTTGCTACCACGTTGATCGGATCTGCGGTTGGCCTGGCAAGAAGGGCTGATCGTAAGAAAGATCTGCGGGAGCAGCAGAGGCTCAGGGAGGAATACATCTATGATAGGTCCCTGGGATCTTACTGGAAGACTCGGCGGAAGCTTAGTAATAGCGAGAAGCTTGAGATCGAGAGGAGACGTCGGGCAGGTGAGTCTCTCGGGGAAATCCTGAGAAGTATGAGACTGCTGTAATATTTGAAGGAGGGCATCCATTACGGGTGCTCTCTGTTTTTACGAATTAGAGGAGACATAAATGAAGATAGTAGCAATGGCCGTTTTGTGGGATGTCGTTCTCGGATTAGCAATGTATCTATATATGGTGCTCCAGTGGCTGGGAACCAAGGATCGTATACAGTCAAACGGTTGGAATCTGGAGTATGCTAATCCAACAATGTTAAGAGATGCGTGGCACTACTTTGTTCCATTCAAGGGAATTTGGTTATATTTGATCGCAGGTTCAATTACACAGGAGATGGCATTCACTAACAAGAAAGACTGCAACGGCGCAATTACGGTAAGATTATTAGGCTTTGACGCAACATACAGAGAACCGGTTGAGCTCAATTAAAGTGTACAAAATTTACAACCTCTATAGTAGATATATGTTAACAACTATGGAGGTAAGAGCAATGACACCTAGACCTGGTTTTATTAACAACATGGCAGTAAGTTATAACGGCGTTCTGGTCGATCCGGGGCGCAGCATCAGACGATGCAGAACAAACCTGATGATGAGTCAGGCTGAGGTAGCCAAGAAGGCTAGCCTTAGTCCGAGTTATTTAAGTAGGCTTGAACTGAACAAAGCTGGTGTTGCGTCCATGGCGACCTACGCTAAGGTAGCAAGAGCCATGGGGATTACATTGGACCAGTTATTTGGGTTCTAAGCCCTATATGTTAAAAACTGAATATCGGAGTGCAGGAGGTTCTGTTGGCTAAAGCTAGCAGGGCCTCTTAGCTTTTGCAACCATTTTACATTTTCATAAAGGAGACAAATTATGGAAAAGAGTAAGTATGTAAGTACAGCTGCTGAGAAACTTCACCAGGAAAGACAGAGCAGGATCCAGGTGGTTTATAAGATCCTTGTTGAGACCGAAGTCGGCCTTAGCGCAAAGGACTTGGCTGTAAAGCTCAATCTCAGTGCAGATGTGATCCGTTTATATTTGAAGGAACTGCTGGCAAGGGATCTGATCTACGTTGCGGCAAAGGACGGTAAGACCAGGCTCTTCAAAGCTAACATGAGCCCGAAGAATCTTACTGAGGAGGAGACCAAAGAAAAGATCGAGGAAGCTCTGCCTGTTTCTCCGGATGGTAAAGAGTTCGATCCCGGTACGTTCGCTCCCTGCGGCGATGTCTGCAAGCCTGGCGATATTGTGTGGGTGAGCTCCAGATCAGGTGAAGGTCAGTTCTTCAGATATTTGGTGATAACTCCCTGGGAGCGTAAGGCGATGGTTCTCGGCATCTTCGCTGAGGGTCATCCTAAACTGAATCTCAATGATCCTAATTATATTTACCTCGGCAACGATCCTGAGACCGGTGAAGGTCTGTATGCTGATGCCACCAACACTTGCCAGCGCGGTTACAAGCAGTTCGGTGAGCTTCTGATGCATGTCGATAAGGACTACATGGATGCCGTTAAGAACAGACTTGCTCGCGTTATGCAGATTGACGATATTTGCGGCAAGACCATCTACAAAGAGATTATCAAGGATGATCCTAAGAAAGACCTTGCGATCGAGCGGCTGAAGAAGCTGAATGACGACAATGCAAGGCAGCTTAGGAATTATGAAATTACTGAGAAGAACCTGCGGGAGTCTTACAATAGTCTTTACACCGAGTACGTGGCCGCCAACGCGGAGAACAAAGAGAAAGACGCCAAGATCGCAGCTCTCAAGACTCAGATGGATGAGATGGATCAGATTCGTAAGGATCTTCAGAAAAGGCTGGAAGCTCAGCGCACAACCATTGATACTCTCACTAATGAGAACGCCAGGCTCAGACAGGAGATGCTGGATATTCCGGTGGCCGAGACTGCTGAGGATGAACTGAGCGAGGAGAACCAGAAGATCTTTACCGCTCTCATGACTGCTAACGCGGATCTTGAGAAGGATCTTAAGCAGCGCTACGAGGACGAGATCAAGACTCTCAGGCAGATTATTTTCTCGATGATCAAAGGAGGTGATGCACGATGATCGAGAAAAGGAAAGTAGGAAGACCGAGGAAGTACGGCGACAAGCTCGAAAGATATATGGGCATCCGTCTTACTCGTGAACAGTATGAGGCACTTAAGGTTAAAGCGGCAGGGGCAGGAGTCTCTGTCGCTGATTATATTCGTATGGCTGTTGACAATGAAGTTATGAATACTCTTATGAATGGAGAAAAGGAGAACTAAATCTATGAAGAATACTACTATTTTTGGAATCGCATGTGCAGCAGTAGCTCTGTTTCTTGGCTATGAACTCGTTGAGGAGAGAAAGACCAGCAAGCGTAAGGAAGAGACTTATAAGGTTGACCTGGATAGGGAAGCTGAGAAGGTTTCTCGTGAGATCCAGCAGGGAGCCCATGATAGGATCCTTGACAAGGCCATCACAGACGCAGCAAACCGCATGGTTGAGGATATTCTCAAGAAAGCTTCTAACCAGGCTGTTAGAGACAGCAAAAACATGCTGCAGACCGATATTCATCGTCATGTCAGCTCTGAGTGGGAAGCCACAAAGAACACAGTAGCCAACAGGATGCTTACACTGGCCGAGCGGTGTGATATTAATGAACTTAAGAACGATGCTGTTGAGGCGGCTCGTGACAAGATGCTTGACGAACTGTCTGACAAGCTTGAGGAGCTGGCGGATAAGGTCAATGAGAAGTATGAGAAGAAGGCTGAGAAGATCGCCAGCTCATACGAAGAGAAGTTCAAGAACCGCATGCAGTACCGTTACGGCATGTTCTTCTAAGGAGGTTATATTTATGGAAGAGAATTACAAGTTCGTCGATTTTCGTAGGTATTGCCCTCTCTGCATCCATAATGAGGAAGAGGAGAGCGATCCGTACAAACCGTGTAACGACTGTCTGGCAGAAGGGGCTCTTATTGGGTCCCAGAAGCCGGTTAATTTCAAAGAAGCCGAGTAAATTTTACAGCCCCTTATATAGACAAATAAGTTTAAATAAGGAGGTATAGAACTATGTTAACTGTATTAGCAGGTATATTAGTAGGCATTATGGCTTTGGGAATCATTGTCGGCTTAATCATATTTGGTTTCGCCGCAATAGGAACCATTTTCGTGTATGCAATAAAACTAGGCATCGTGTTGGTACCGTTGGTAATAGCGTTCCTCGTGATTAGGAACATATTTATCTGGTAACGACGAGAGGTCTTGGCAAGAATGTCAGGGCCTCTTTGTTTTTCACGCATCTTCTGCAGCTCCTATAGTGAAGAGCAGAAACTTATATTTTTGAAAAGGAGAAATTTATGAAACTTGGTATCGTAAAAACAGTAACAAAAGCATTGACAAAAAGTAAGGACACAATTGTAAAGCATGCTCCTCAGATCATGGCAGTAGCAGGTGCGGCTTGCTTTATCGGAGCGACTGTCTGTGCGATCAAGGAAACTCCTAAGGCTATGGAGAAGCTGGAGGAGAAGAAGAAACTTGATAAGAACATGACAACGCTTCAGAAGATGGCCGTTGCAGGTCCGGAGTACAAGAAGACGATCGCTCTCACGGCGGCAGGCATTGTATTCACAGGTCTGTCCTGGAGATTCGAGGCTAAGCACGTAGCAACTCTGACGGCAGCTCTCAGCGGAGCAGTTAAGGAGAAAGATGCTATCATCGAAGCTTCCAAGCAGATCAACGGTGAGGAAAAGACTAATGAAGTCGTAGCCAGAGCCGAAGAGATCAAGGAAGACGAGCTCGAAGCAGCAGCGAACGGTATATTTGACACTGATGATATGCCATATCCGTTCGAATTCCCTAACGGAACTAAGTTATGGATGACTTGGGCGGATTTCAAGCGTCATAACAATAACGTTATCGACAAAGCTGCTGAGAAACGAGGCCTTAAGTTGAGCGATTATCTCGTAGAGTTCGGCATGAAAGAGCACGAAGTAACTAGCGAGATGGAGCAGCGTGGTTGGCAGCCGGATCCAAGCACATGGGCGGTCTGCGATAACTCAAAAGACTGGTGGCAGTGGGCTTCTGAGATCGGCGAGTACAAACCGGAAGCGTATACATATGACAAATACCGTCATATTCCGGGTTGGAAGATCGAATGGGTGAATCCGCCTATGAAATGGGATGACACCTACACAGGTTATTGATCTGAGGATAGAGAGGGGCTGGCAGAAATGTCAGTCTCTCTTATTTTCTGCTAAGCATGAGCAAAAATTACAGTGTGTATAATGAGGTAAAACTCGTTTAACTATTTAATTTATTTATATTTAAGGAGGCTTATTATGGCTAACGAGAACATGAAGAATGAAACTGTTAACAATGAGAACACTCAGGAAGTAAAGGAGCAGGAGAACACTAACCCGGCTCCCGAAACCAACGAGGAGGTCAAGAAAGACGGAATCTTCAAGAAGGGCATCAATGCCGTCAAGAAGAACGGAAAGAAGATCGCTGGCGTTGGTCTCGGCCTTGCGGCAGTAGCAGCAGGGATCGTGATCGGCGACAAGTTCGGAATTCCCGGATTCAAGAAGGGCGGAGATGAACCGCAGGAGACAACCGAGCAGCAGTAAGATCTCTGAGAAGGAGTCGGGAAAGGAGGTTAGGAGCTACGGCTCCTTTCTCTTTTTCTTTTGAAATTTTAGGAGGTGGAGATGGACGAACTGGACATGGCAATGATTGTTATATTCTTACTGGGTGTGTTTGGCGTGCACGTAGAACCCTGGAGTCCTCATCCGCCGGTTATGGTAGGTGCGGGACTGTTATATTTTATGGCAAGAATTGCAGTTCCTATAGTGGTAAGGAAATTCAAGTATTTTAGGAGGTATCGTAATGGACAAGAAAAGTGTGATTACAAAGGTTCTCATGGCGATCGGGTTTGTAGCCGCAGGGATCGGAGGAGCGGTCACGGCAGGAGAAATTCCCGAGAACATTGAGAAGGCAAAAGCGCTTCTGTCCAAGAAGGAGGAAACTCCCGAAGAAACAGAAGAGTAACTATCAACTGGAGGGGCTGGCAGAAATGTCAGTCTCTCTTTGTTTTTGAGGAGGATTTATGGCTGAAATCAATCTGGATGATATTTCGTCGAACTCTGACAGCGCTAAACACAAACAGAACGCCCTACCAGGACCGGTCGAGGAAGCAGACGTTATTAAGGTTAGTCCGTTAAAGAGGCAGAACCTGCTGGCACGAGGTCTGGCTGTATTCGGCGTGAGTACAGACTTTGGCGGTGCGCTTAAGACGGTATGGGAGGATGTGATCATACCAACGTTCCTGGACGGTTGTAGAGACAGTATGTACACAGCAGCTGATTATATTTTCGGCGGAACAGGTGTACGCAGGACTCACAGCAGCAAGGGTTCAGGAGGTAAGAGCGGCTATACCAGTTACAGTAATGCATCTAAGAACGGAAGGGTCGTTAAGAAGTCACCTGCTACGAATTCATATTACATAGAGTATGAGGAGCGGCAATCTAATGACCCGAATCATCCCGGAGCACAGGATGTATTAGATGGCATGTTTGATGTTCTGGATCAGATCCATTTCGTTACGATTCAGGATATGATCACGATCGCTAAGAAGACTACAACAAATTACACGTTAGGAGACTGGGGCTGGAAAGATCTCAGCAGAGCTATGGTTAGGAGAGCTGGCAACGGCATGTACTATATTGACCTACCTAGACCTGTTGAGATTGGAGACAAATAATGCCTATAGCACCGTGTAAGGATTGTAGTAACAGAGAGGCTGGGTGCCATAGTCGGTGCCCGGCTTATATTTCGTTCTTGAAAGAGAATGAAGAGTACAAGAAAGAGAGGTACCGTAAGCGGGATGAGGAGAGCTTCTTCAACAGACCAAGAAACGTATATACTCGACGACCTGCACTCAACTCCAAGGAACGCGACTTTGGTTAGAGAGGTGCTGGCAGAGGCTAAGAAGCTTGTTGATATGGGCTATAATGCCAGATTTACATGCGACAACAAGATCCATCAGAAGGCGGTGGAAGACCGACTTAAGAACAGCGAAGACGCCTACAGCTCCAAGATATTTAGCGGTTCTGAGTACGATCTGGCGTGTCAGGTTATCGAGGAGGCGAAGAAGATCGTACGCATGGGCTATAACGCTAAGATTGGATGTGCTAGCGTGGAGACCGATACTAGCGATCGAGAGAAAAGGAGGGAGTATTACAGATGGAAAAGAATGAACAGGAGTTGAGAATATATTTACGTAAAAGGATCGATGAGTATTGTCGCGGTAAGCTATGCAACGACTGCGACGTTCGGGAAACTTGCTACTCTGGTTGCCCTCTTAGTTCGGAGCTTCCGACCAGTAAGCTACAGGAAATATATTGTGCGATGTATCCGGAGATGAGACCGAAATTATCTGACGATCAGCGAGCTAAAGCAGACTACGGTAAGGAGCAGCTGACTCTGGTTCCCAGGCGGATCATACATGATATTTGTGCGATCCGGATGTATGGTAATCAGAAGTATCCAGACGGAGGCCCGGACAACTGGAAGAGAGTTGCCAAGGAGAGATACAGAGACGCTGCATGCAGACACTTCCTGGCATATTTAGACGATCCTCAGGGTAAGGATAAGGAAAGTGGAATGCCTCACCTGTGGCATTTGGCGTGTAATATAGCTTTTCTGTGTGAGTTCGAGGATGGATATGCCCAGCTAAGAGAGGATGAAGGTGAGATCCGTTGCAAGAACTGCTCATATTTTGATGAGGATGACGGCGGCGAGCACTGTGTTCAATGTAAACGCAACTATTGCGACATGTTTGTGAGGAAGGATAAATGATCGATAACACATCATATTTACTAGTCAAGCAGCATGTTAAGGCTGGGGAGAAAGTGAAAATTTGGTCCCAGCTTTTGCTTGATTGGTTTAATGGACCGAAGGCACCTGACTTTCCGGAAGACGGGTTATTTTCTCTTTACGAGGTCCTTACAGAAGACAATAAACATAAGGGCTGGCGTTGGGAACTAGAAAACAAACTTATCGGAAACCGTACGGAGATAACGGCGATCGATGAATTTATATTTGCAGAGGAGGCAGAAAATGGAAAACTTTGAACATTTCAAGCAGGCAATAATGGATACAAGAGCAGCTATGATAGTTGCCGATTATATTAAGGAGCATCTGGACAAGTCAGATCCGGAACCGTATTTCGAGGTATATATCGTCTGGAAATGCAAGACGCTGCAGAATTGGAAGTTCCTTATTTCCTCTACGTTGAGCGACGGTATGTACTACGAGGTCACTTATAACGGCGATAAGGACGAGTGGTACTTGGATGCGTATAAGAAGTTCGAGAACCGGCGCATTAAGTTTTAAGGAGGCAAACTATGAGCGTATGGACACATGTGGCAGCAGTTGTAAGGATCGATGATTTCAGGTTTTCTGATGACCAGCCTATTCCTGACTGGGATGAGATATTTGGTAAGGAATGCCTGTTTGATGCGCCCAGTGAAGTATGGGACGACTGCGAAGCGCACCCTGAGAAGTATCTGCCCTGCGGATCGGAAGGAACTCTGCAGAAGACGGCATGGATCAACCCTGATTCGCACATGGTCGCCGCATACACAGTAACTATATTTGGGGATCTTCGTGACTATGAGAATCTTGATGAGATTATTGATTGGTTCAAGGAGAAAGTTGATTCCAGTAAGATCGGTATCCGGCAGGCTGTGATCACTGCGACTAATGTCTACGAGACAAAGACCTGGGCTTATGAATTGTGAGGAGGGGCAGCGAATGAAGAAATACAAGGAAGAGGCGTATAAGGGATATTTGAAGTTTGTTAAGGAGAACGGGCATCAGAAGATCGCGAATATAACATGGCTTGACGTCAAAAATCTTCGTGTGGAGATAGAAGCTCCTTACATGATCTCTAATAAGAGTAAGGGCAATCCTCCATATTTTTTCTGCCCAAAGGCAAACTGCGTAATCACATTCAATACTAAAGAGAAGCGAGACTACGCCAAGAAGATGGTATATTCCGCTCTCTGGCGTATGAACAAAGAGCTTGATGAGATCGGCGAGAAAGTGGAAGGGAGGCCGCAATGACACCAACGAGACTGTTTGAGATAGCCTGTGAAGATAGTAAGGATATTTGTGACCTGAAGGAGATCGTCGGCACGTACAAGCGTCTGGATTCCGGTGCAATCGAGATGAGCCTTAAGGATGGCAGGAAGGGCGTATTCAGGATCGATGGCAACAGCAAGCAGAAGTATCTGATGTTCCAGTGGAGGTAGAGGATGAGCAAAGATTATGAAAATGAGAAGGCTCTTATAATTTGTCATCCTGACATGAAGAAGCACCTGGCGGAGCAGTCAAAAGATCAAATGCTGCCTGACGAGATGTTTGTGCTATCGACAATTATCAACCCGGAATATGCCTTTGTCGTTGGGTTGAAAGAGTTCACGGAATGGATTGACACGCATAATCACGGGGAGTGGAAAAGAAGATGAAAGAATTTAAAGAACTCGTCCATGCCACATTAGCACTGACTGGATATTTGTTTGGGTTACTTATGTGGGGCATCATGATCCTTCTGTGCGTGGCGCTGGTACTGTCGCTTCCTATATTTGTAGTGGCGGCTGTGTATAAGATCGGTTGCCTGATTCTGCATGTGGCATTCAGCTGGGACATTCCCATAATTATAGGCGTTGCTTTTGTAGCATTGTTCGGGCTTACTGGCCTGGATCAGATGTGGGATTGATTATATTTAAGGAGGCAGAATGAAGAAACTTCTACTTATATTTTTAGTAGTAATGAGCTTAACCGGTTGCAACTATGCAACCAGAAACCTTGGGGGCAGCATGACCATTGAGCTGGAACCGGGTTATAAGCTTGAAGAGATAACTTGGAAAGACAGCGACTTGTGGCTCTTGGCAAGACCTATGAGAGACGGTGAAGGGGCTGAAGCTCATATTTTTTACGAGAATTCAGAATTTGGAGTGTTCGAAGGCAGTATAACCATTGTAGAAAAGGAGGCAGATTAATGGATCATTTAGTTCAGTTTACAATCAGCATAGACGACGCTCATATAGCCAAACTTGTTGAGGATAGAGCGGCGAAGACCTTGGAAGACGAGGTTATCAAGATCGTCAAGAAGACTATTGGGGATGACAGCTATTGGGGAGACGGGATGTCCAAGCAGGCTCTGGAGCAGGTTACCAAGTTCCTTGAAGCTCATAAGGATTATATTATCCAGGAGACCGCCAAGGAGATCGCGACAAGGATCATGAAGAGCAAGAAGTATAAAGACGCGGTGATCGAGAAGTTGGGAGAAACCGAATGAGTGAGTTTGCCATAGGTACTATTATATTCTGGCTCATAGTTGCATGGGCCGCTTGGATGGTGAGGTGAGAGAATGATAATAACAATTATTACTTTAGCTGTGTTAATCATCGGAATACTGCTGTCTTATCATGCAAAAAACGAAATAATGGAGGGATTTGGCTTCGTACTCTTTGCGTGTGGCGGACTCTTGGGATTCATTATGTTGTGTTTCATTCTTTTTGTGCATATAGGCGTTGACGTAGATATTGAAAGAAACCAGATCGAACATGATGCTCTTTGTGAACGCCTGGAGATTGCCGACTCTGATTACGAGGATGTGTCGAAGTCTGATGTGGTCAAGGATGTAGCCAACTGGAACAAGAATGTATACAGTTACAAGCACTGGGCATATAATCCGTGGACGAACTGGTTTTATTCAAGACGGGTTGCTGATGAGTTAGAGATGGTAGAGAGGGGACAGAATGAAATTACCAGATAGTTGTGCGGATTGCGAATTTCTGAGAAATGGCTTCACCGAAGAAGCACCTATGTGGGAATGCGGTCTGGAGTCGGATGAGATGACTTCTGTGCTTGTGGATGATCACGGTAAGCCGTTTGACTTCAGGCCTCACTGGTGCAGGTGTGATAAGGAGGTAGACGTATGAACGATCCACTTATTAAATTTATGGACGCTCTGTCGAACATGGAGCATACGAGAGGGAGACTTAGGTGGACTGCTGAGGTAGATATGCAGTACAGGGAAGTCATGGTCGTTATGACAGATTGGATGACTAACATGCGTCTGGCTAGAATGGTTCCCTACGATTATATTTCTACCGAAGATCCTGAATCACAGGCAAAGTATCTCATAAAAGACATGTACACAGAAATGGAGAGCAAAACTATGATGAGCGTAGAAGAAGCTATTGATCAGCTTGAGGACCTTGAGAGTGACGTTTGGTCGGGGGCCAGAGATGGTAAGCCGATATATGTGGACGACGATGATTACAGAGCTCTGCAGGTCGCGATCGAAGCACTTAAAGAGAAATTCGGTTAATAAGAAAAGGAGAATTAATATGGATTACAACAAAGTTAATTGGGACAACACATTTATTAACAGTGATGAGGTTAGAGGTTGGGGGATCAGATGCCTCCGTGAGAGACACCGTAAGGAATATATTAAGAAGAGAGACGGTGCATATGCGGTCGGGCTGGTAGGTGCGATCCTTCTGACTATTGGGGGCTGCGTTATGATGGATAGTTTCGAGAAAGCCGGCAAATACCAGGGAATTCTCAATACCATCAATGAATCAGTGGACAAAGCAGCCTTCGACATGGCGGCAGATGAGGGCTACAAGATCCTTAAGTGATTATATTTTACAATCACTATAGTAGAGATGAAGAGCTTGGCAAAAATGTCAGGCTCTTTTTATTTTTTCCATAAAGAAAGGAGAATTTTATGGGCTTTAAACACTTTATGACCAAGCTGGGACTTGGACTTAAGAAACATTCACCGGAAATTCTGGGTGTGGCAGGTACTCTGATGATCGTTGGCGGCGTTACATGGGCTTGCAAGGCTTCCATGGACGTCTCTGATAAGGTCAAGGAGACCAAAGAGAACGTTAAAGAGATCAAGAAGAGCGCTGAAGACAAGGTTATTACTGAGGACGCAGCCAAAAAGGCAACTCGTAAGGAGTGGATCGAGTGCGCAAGAGTCTGTGCGTTCGCTTATGCGGGTCCTGCAGTGCTGATCGGCGGTGGTATATTCTGCAAGAGTAAGGCTGTCAAGATCGTTAACAAGCGTCTGGATGGTGCGATCGCCACTACTGCGCTGCTGGAGAACCGTTATAACACTCTGGCAGAGAATGTTAAGAAGGAATATGGCCAGGCTGAGTTCGAGAGACTGCAGTATGGGACAGAAACCAGGACTGTAGAGGTCAGGAAGACTGATCCGGAGACTGGAATCGAGACCGCCAGCATGGAAACCTTCGAAAATGTAGCTGACATTAACAAGGTTGGCAAGTTCACACTGGTGTTCGACCACAACAGTAACCGGCATTACAGCGATGTTCAGCATAATATTGAGTTTCTGGAGACGGCAGAAAGGATATTTACTGAGAGATTGCGGCGTACCGGTGTGCTTTGGCTCAGTGATGTTATGAAAGAGCTGGATATTAAGCCCAAAAATGAGCAGGAAGCCAAGTTAGCACGCCTGATCGGCTGGACTTATGACCCTTCTGACCCTAAGAAAGACTGTGTTGTAAGGCTGAGATTCAGGAGAGTGTACGATGAGAGCACCCTGAACTACGATACTGGCTACAATCCGGTCTTTATTCTGGATCCGAACTACGATATGAACATCAATCAGGCTTGGTTCAAGCATACGAAATGAGGTAAAATGGCATGGATAAAGGCAGTAATTGGGGAAATTGCCCTCTGAGGCGTCTTGGATGGGCCGAAAAAGGCGGTGTTGTGCTCGGTTGGAGTTATATTTGTGGCAAAAACCATGACATCTGCGACCCTGATTACTGCCTTGGACCCGATGAAGACAGCAAAAATGACGAAAAGGAGACTGAATATGAAGGTTAATGGAGCTAAAATCGGTATATTTCTTGGCGGATTTGCCCTTGGAGCGGTCATTTCCTACTTTGTAACGGACAAAATGGTCGACAAAGTGTACAGAGACGCTGCAGATGAGGAGATCACGAAGGCTTCTCAGCAGTGTAACGAGAAAATTAAGGGTTATAAGGCCCAGATCAAGGAGCTTCAGGAGAAGATTTCCCGTCAGAAAGTCACAATTAACACCCTTGCAGACCAGGTTAGGGAGAACAAAAAGGGTGAAGTTGATGATATTTTGAAGGAATTGGACGAAGATGACGGGGAGGCTGACCCAAGACCGGATATTTCAGGAGGCAAAGGAAGGACTAAGGAGAGCGAGAAAGAAGAAAGAGCCACATATACCGAGTACAGAAGGCTTTCACATAGGCACATTAAGGCTGCTAGGAGACCAGATGACGATGATCAAGACGGGGTTGAGTTCAATCCGGTTGAAGAGGAAGAAGCCATCGAACAGCGGGGCCCAAGAGTCATAGATGAGGACACGTTCAGTAACACAGCTATCGGATATTCTAAGGAAGAGCTGTGTTTCTACATGTATGACGGCAAGCTGATCAGTGAAGATGGTGAGCTTATTGAGGATTATGCCAGCATTATCGGCGAGGATTGGCTGCAGTTTGGTCGTCATGGCGGCGATGAAGTCTATGTTAGGAATGATAACCTGGGTGCAGACTACATGATTTCCTTCGTTGCCGGGTTTGGTGAGGAACATATCTCACTGGACAGCACCGATAATTGGGAGGATTAATGACAGATTATATTCATATAGAGGAAGCCACCGTTAAAAAGGATTACTTTGAATGGCTCAAAAGTCTCGTTGAAGCTGAGGAAGAGTACTCCTTTTTATGGTGGAAATTGCATAATACGGACTTCATCTGGTTGATCGATCGGGATGAAAATAGGGCTGAGGATGGAAAGTATCTGCGTTATATTTTCACTGTCAGCGCCTATGATCGGATTGACTTTAACCAGGAAGAAGTGGACGAATACCTGTCCGGACCGTGCTCTGTTATGGAGTTATTGGTCGGTCTGGCGAGGCGTATGGAGCATGATATTATGGAAAATGACGACTTGGGAGACCGCACTCCGGAGTGGTTTCATGACATGATCAAGAACCTCGGGCTCGATAAATACGACGACAAGCACTATTCAGAAGAGGAAGTTAGCAAGATAATTCATCGATTTATGGGGCGAAAATATGGAAAATCAGGCGCTGGGAACGTATTTTGCGTGGGCCACAAAAATGGGCCGGATTTTCGCAACTTGGAAATTTGGGATCAAATGCAAGTTTATGTCCTCGAAAAATACCCGATTTAGGGCGTTTTGGGCCAAAAAAAGTGGGCCACGGGCCAATTTTCTAAAAAAGCGTCCCACCCTAAAAAGGGCTAAAAATGGTCAAAAATGGCCTAAAATAGCCCAAAAACGGCCTTTTTCACGTGTTTTTGTAGTGAATTTAGGGGGGTGGGCCAATTACCCACTTTTATTTACTATATACACGTGAGATAAAAATATTAATTATATATATAAAGTAACTAGGCCCTTTTTTCTGATTTTTTGGCCCATGCTAAAATCGCCTATTTTTGAGCTTGGGTGGGCCAAAAACGTGTAAATGGGCCAGTTCTTTAACGAAAGGAGGACAGCGATGAATTATGCCTGATTATGCCGATGTCGTGGTTAAGAAGCGGAGAGATGGCTATGACGTTTATCCGGATTTCAGAGTTAGCAGCGATGTCGAGGATCTCATGGTCAGAGGCGGAGCTTTCTACGCTGTTTGGGATGAAGGTGTAGGGATGTGGTCTCGTAACGAGTATGATGCGCACAGACTACTCGATAACGAACTTAGAGCAGCTGCTAATAAAGTTCGTAGTGAGCATCCCGACGATAACGTGGCCGTTAAGACTATGGCTTCATTCTCTACTCAGAAGACGTCAGAATGGAAACGATATTTGAAAGCAAGTCCTGATCGATTTCATGAACTTGATATGAAAGTAACGTTTGCCAGCCAGGAAGTTAGTAAGTCTGATTACGTGAGTAAGAGGCTTGCTTATGATTTATATTCTGGACCTTGTCCGGGTTATGAACGAATAATGTCAACGATATATTCCGAGGCTGAGAGGGCCAAGCTCGAGTGGGCAATCGGATCTATATTGTGTGGCGACTCTGTTAAGATCCAGAAGTTCATAGTGCTGTATGGTAGCGCGGGTACTGGTAAGTCGACATTTCTCAATATTCTTCAAATGCTCTTCGAAGGATATTACGTTGTGTTTGAGGCCAAGTCCTTAGCGTCCAACAGTAATCAGTTTGCGATGGAACAATTCAGGTCAAATCCTCTTGTGGCAATTCAGCATGATGGTGATCTGAGTCGAATCGCAGATAACACAAAATTGAACAGTCTTGTGTCTCATGAGCCGATGACGGTAAATGAGAAGTTTAAAGCGCAGTATGAATCATCATTCGCTGCGTTTTTATTTATGGGCTCAAATAAACCGGTAATGATCACTGAGGCTAAGAGCGGATTGATCAGAAGACTGATCGATGTGCGTCCCACCGGTACTACACTTCCTCATGATGTTTATGATCAGTGTATGGCTCGGATTCCGTTTGAGCTCGGAGCGATTGCACAACACTGCTTGGATGTGTACAAGGCGATGGGCAGCTCATACTACGACAAATACAAACCCACTAACATGTTTGGCGCTACTAACGACATGTATAACTTTGTCTACGATCATTATGATATTTTCGCAGAAGAGAAGTATGTAAGCCTGAAGAGCGCATGGAACATGTATAAGGAATACGTCGAAGAAACCAAGATGCAGTACCCGTTCAACATGAGAGTCTTCAAGGCCGAACTGTCTAACTACTTCGAGAAGTTCGATGAGAGAGTCAGGCTTGGCAATGGAGAACGACTCAGGAATGTGTATCGCGGTTTCAAGAAAGACATGTTCCATATCAGCGAGTATGTTGAGGCAGATGATATTTCAGAGGACTACTTCAGCCCCGAGGAGGTTGAGTCCGAACCTGAAGAGGACTGGCTTGAGCTTACAGAGCAGCACAGCATACTTGATGATATTTTGGCTGACTGTCCTGCGCAGTATGCAACACAGGATGAGAAGCCACAGCGACCTTGGGATAAAGTCAACACCACGCTTAAAGACATCGATACCAGTAGAGTTCACTATGTCCAGCCTCCAGCAGACCATATTGTCTTTGATCTCGATCATAGAGATGAGAACGGCAATAAGTCTATGGGACTGAATATAGCGGCAGCAAGAAAGTTCCCCTCCACTTACGCTGAGGCAAGTAAGAGTGGCGGTGGACTTCATTTGCATTATATTTACACTGGTGACATCGATAAGCTGGAAGCACTTTATGCGGATAACGAAGAAATCAAGGTGTTCAGAGGGAAGTCATCGCTAAGAAGGAGGCTTAGTGTCTGTAATCACGAGGATATTGCCGTGATCAGCAGCGGACTTCCCACGAAAGGAGACAAGAAGATGCTGGATACTGGTTCGACTACGATTAAGGACGAGCGGCATCTTGTGGCATTCGTTAAGGCATGCCTGCAGAAGAAGCATCATGGTCACACCACGCCTGAAGTGATATTTATCCATGACAAACTGGATGAAGTCTATAAGAGCGGTATGCACTATGATATTCGCAGGATGAGACGAGCTATTAAGACTTTCTGCCAGGAGAGTTCTAACCAGGCTCAGTTCTGCCTTAAGCTGTTTGGCAAGATGAAGCTCTGTAGTGACGATGCACTGGATGAAACTAACGATCCTGAAACAGAAGAAGAGAGAAATGATATTTTGAAAGACGCCGATAAGCCGGTGTCTTTCTTTGATATTGAGGTTGCTCCTAATCTGCTTCTGATCTGTGTCAAGGACTATCATGACGATGATTCGTGGCTGGTGTTATTTAACCCTACGCCTGCTGATCTGGATGTTGTCCTGAATAAGCGGCTTTGGGGATTTAACAATCTCGGTTACGATAATCCGATTCTGTATGCCAGATACACTGGTGCAACGTTGATGGAATGCTATCAGTTGTCGCAGAAGATAATTGGTGGAGATAAGGCGATCAATCCCAGATCTAAGAGGATCTCTGAAGGCGACCTTTATGATATTTCGGTCAAGAAGCAGAGCCTTAAGAAGTGGGAGATCGAGATGGGCATTGACCACGATGAGATGGATATTGACTGGAACCAGCCGATTCCTGAAGAACTGTGGGACAGACTTGCGGAGTACTGTAAGCATGACGTCAGGGCAACAGAAGCTCTGTACGATAGACTCAAAGACGAGATTGATGCCAGACTTGCACTTGCCAAGTTCAGTGGTCTCAGTCCCAACGAGAGAAGCAGAGCTCACAGTACGAAGATTATATTTGGGAATGACAGAAATCCAAAGCTGGTGTATACGGATCTCGCTACAGGTGAGAGGACTGATGGGACCAAGGATATTGTCTGCTTCCCTGGATATGAATACGATCCTAAGGGAATTGATCCTGCTCGGTATAAAGGCAAAATCATCAGCGGCAAATCCATCTACAAGGGTCTCGATCCTGGAGAAGGCGGATATGTGTATGCTGAACCTGGCATGCATTACAATGTGGCGTTGCTCGATGTTGCGTCCATGCATCCTACATCAATGATCCGCGAGAACATATTTGGGGACTACACGCAGCGGTTTAAGGAAGTCTATGAATCCAGACTTGCTATCAAGCATAAGGATACTGAGAGCCTTAAGACACTGCTTAATGGTGCTCTGATGGACTATGTAGGCAGCGATGAGGAAATGGAAGCACTGGCGACGGCTCTTAAGCTGGTAATCAACAGTACTTACGGATATACCACAGCCACATTCGCAAATCCGTTCAGGGATCCCAGAAATGATGACAATATCGTGGCCAAGCGTGGAGCTCTGTTCATGATCGATCTGAAAGAGGAAGTTGAGAAGCGTGGCTTTACTGTTGCGCATATTAAGACAGATTCTATCAAGATCCCTAATGCAACAGATGATATTATCAAGTTCGTTATGGACTTTGGTAAGAAATATGGTTACACGTTTGAGCATGAAGCGACCTATGAGCGCATGTGTCTTATGAACGATGCTGTGTATATTGCTAAGTATGACGACAAAGGCATCAGGAATAAGGGCGGTAAGCATGCTGGTGAGTGGACAGCTACTGGTAAGCAGTTCCAGGTTCCGTATGTGTTCAAGACTCTGTTCAGTCACGAAGAGATTATATTTGACGACTTGTGTGAGACAAGATCTGTCAAGACAGCAATGTATCTCGACATGAACGAGGGCATGGGCGAAGACGAGCATAATTATATTTTCGTGGGAAGGGTAGGACGATTCTGTCCGATCATCGCTGGCAAAGGCGGTGGACAGCTCATGAGAAGGAACGGCGATGGAACTGGGTATGGCGCCGTCGGTGGTACGAAAGGATATCGATGGCTTGAGTCAAGTCTTGTCAAGAATCTTGGTAAGGAAGACGATATTGATCGGTCTTACTACCAGAGACTTGCCGATGATGCGGTAAATGATATTTCGAAGTTTGGCTCGTTCAACGAATTTGTTGACGGGCCTCTTTCCGTTGAAGATTATGTTAACGCGGTGCCTTTTATGAATGCACCTGAACAGTAAAGGAGACAAACATGAGAGATAATATGACTATTAACAGAGAGGACGACACTGTAGTATTCAACAACGCACAGATTCCTTACGGCAACTGGCGCAACTTCTCCGGTGGACCGACCAGATTCAATAAGCAGAATACGCAGCGTTTCTTCCACCTGTTCCTGACAGATGAGGAAGCGCGAATACTTGAGGCAGCCGGTTGGAACGTTAAGTGGCTTGAGCCTAAGAATCCTTCTGAGCCCAAGCAGGCACATCTGCAGGTGTTTATCAAGATGGACGGACCCGCAAGACTGCAGCCCAGGATCTGGCTTACCAGGAAGAAGGGCAGACCGATCCTTATGGACGGAGACCTTATCAGCCAGCTGGATCAGGACGACTTCGCAAGAGTCAAGCTCCAGATCAGACCTTATGACTGGACTCTTGACAGCGGTGTGTCCGGCAGGAAGGCATTTGTCAAGCAGATGTTTGTAACCGTTGTTGAGGACGACTTTGCGTCTGAGTTCTTTGACGATGACGAGACAGAGGATGACGTTCCTTTTGCGTAAATGATATTTTATGGGATTTGAATTAAGAGAGCATCAGAAGATCGCGCTGAATAGATTGCGAGACGGATGCATTCTTAACGGCAGTGTAGGATCGGGCAAGAGTGTAACAGCTCTTGCCTATTATTTTGTCAAGGTTTGTGGAGGTTCTTTGGAGACCATGAAAATGGCCAAGCCAAGGGACCTCTATATCATTACAACAGCAACCAAGCGAGACAAGAAGGAGTGGCCGTTAGAATGCGCGATATTTGGATTAGAGGAAGGCCATGGGCTTGTGATCGATAGCTGGAACAACATCAAGAAGTATACAGATGCTGTTGGGGCTTTCTTTATATTTGACGAACAGCGAGTCGTTGGCAAGGGCGCTTGGGTTAAGGCGTTTCTAACAATAGCCAAAAGAAATAGATGGATTCTGTTAAGTGCCACTCCTGGTGACAACTTCCTGGATTACTGCCCTGTGTTTATAGCTAATGGTTTCTATCGCAATAGGACAGACTTCTTAAGGCAGCATGTGATATTTAAACCTTACGTCAAGTACCAAGCCATCGATCGATATGTCAACACAAAGAAATTATATTTTCTCAGAGAGAAGGTCTTAGTTCCCATGGACTTTGACAGAAACATTGAGTATCACCATCAGGATATTATGGTTCCTTACTCGAGTGTCTTGTACAAGGATGTCATGAAGAGAAGATGGAATCCATATACTGATCAGCCAATAGTAAATGCAAGTGAACTGTGTTACACGCTTAGGCGGATATGCAACTCAGACTATCGAAGGATGCTTGCTGTAGGAAATATTATCGAGCAGCACCAGAAAGTGATCGTGTTCTTCAACTTCACTTATGAAGCCGAGCTCTTGATCGACTGGTGTAAGCGACATGATATTCCAGTAGCTCGTTGGGATGGCGTTAAGCATGAGCCAATACCGCCAACCAGCAAATGGGTTTACATTCTGCAGTACGCAGCTGGCGATAGTGGGTGGAACTGCATTGAGACAAATACAATTATATTCTATTCACAGAACTATTCTTACAAATCAACGATTCAGGCTGCCGGTAGAATCGATCGAATGAACACGCCGTTCACAGATTTGTATTACTACCACATCAGATCTAAGTCTGGTATTGACAATGCCATTCATAGATCGCTCAGGCAGAAGAGAGAATTTAACGAAAAACGATACTTTAAAAATTTTTAGCGCGCAAGTTCTACAGTCACTGGTATGGAGGAGAGAGAAATAACAATAAGATTGGGCCAGTTCGGTCCGGTCAAAATGATATTTCTATCTCTTTTTCTTTTTATGGAGGTTGCCATGCTTGAAAACAAGTTTAAGACAAAACTCATAAAAGAGATCAAGACCAGATTTCCAGGGTCTTTTGTTTTTCATCTGGATCCTACCGAAGTACAGGGCGCTCCTGATCTCCTTGTTCTCTACAAGGATAAGTGGGCTGCTCTCGAAGGAAAGAAATCTCGCAATGCCAGTGTCAGACCGAATCAGGAATACTATGTCGATCTGTTTAACAAGATGTCTTACGCGAAGATTATATTTCCAGAGAACGCTAAGGAGGTACTAGATGATATGGAACGATCATTCAAGGTATGAAGGGCAGCACGCTTTGTTCGCTGCATCACGTCCTTCATGGCTTAACTATGATGAAGAGCATCTCTTCTCATACTGCGAATTAGTTAAAGCCAAAGAACGAGGCACACGTCTGCATAAGTTTGCACAGGACTGTATCGAGCTTGACCAGGAATTACCTGATGTTCCTGAAACAACTTTGTCTCTTTATGTGAACGACGCTTTGAGACTCAGAATGAAACCCGAGAAGGTTCTGTTCTATTCAAAGTACTTCTTCGGAACTACAGATGCTATTAGTTTCGAAAATGATATTTTACGCATTCACGATCTTAAAACCGGCGGCATTCCCGGGAAAGTAGAACAGCTTATGATTTATGACGCGCTGTTCTGTCTTGAGTATCACATCGATCCTCATGATATTGAGCATCGCTTAAGGATCTATCAATTCGACGATTTCACAGAAACAATTCCTGAACCCGATCGAATTGAACAGATCATGAATCAGATTGTACGTTTCAACGAACTGCTGTTACTCCGGGAGGAAGAAGACAATGGATAAATTATATTTTGGCATAGCCGATGAAGATCTCTATCTTGAGCACGTTGGAAGATCTAAAGAGGACGGAGCGCCTGGCCCTGGATCAGGTAGATATCCATTAGGATCCGGTAAGAACCCCAACCAGCATACCCCTACTAAGGCTTGGAGTTATGAGGAAACTCAGAAGCTCAGAGCACAGGGCCTTACAGATAAAGAGATCTCTGAATATTTTGGAATCTCACAGTCTGACTTCAGACGTAAGCAGTCGGTAGCCAAGAATCAGAAAATAGCAGAAGACAGAGCTCTTGTCATGAAACTCAGAGAAGAGCGTCAGATGTCGTTCAGAGCTATCGAAGAGAAAACGGGTATTCCTGCATCACAGGCAAGAGCGCTTCTTCAGGATCATGTTGAGAAGAAGCTCGCCGAAGACCAGGCAACAATGCAGATCCTTAGAGATCAGATTGAGAAAAAAGGTCACATTGATGTCGGTTCTGGTGTTGAACAGTATTTGGGCGTCTCTAACACTAAACTGAAACAGATGGTTAAGAACCTTCAGGATGAAGGATATGTTCTCAGCCATCCCAAGGTTGAACAGGCAGGCACCGGTTACGAGACATCGCTTTTGGTTCTTTCTAAGAAAGACACTCCAAAAGGTTATATTTACGATCACCTCAACGACATCAAGACAATCGATGATTTGTGCGTTGTCGGAGACGGTGATAAGAAGCATGTTAAAGAAATGCATTCTCCGGTCAGTTTATCAATGGATAGGCTGGCCGTTGTTTATGCTGAGCAGGGCGGTCTTGAAAAGGACGGGCTTATTGAGCTTAGGCGTGGCGTAGATGATATTTCATTAGGCAATAACAACTATGCTCAGGTCCGTATCGCTGTTGATGGAACGCATTATCTTAAGGGAATGGCCGTTTATGCAGACGATCTTCCTGATGGCGTTGATGTTCGTTTCAATACAAATAAGCATGCTGGAACGCCCATAGCCAATCCTGATCCTGATGGTAAGAGCGTTCTTAAGCCTATGAAGAAGGGCGAGGGCGTTAACGTCTTTGGTGCAACTATTGTTCGGCAGAACGATTGGACAGACGCTGACGGGAAAGAGCATCAGGGACTTGTAAATATCGTTAAGGAGTCTGGTGATTGGGCTAAACAGAGCAGAACACTTGCGTCTCAGATGTTGTCTAAGCAGACACCGGAACTTGCTAAGAGACAGCTCGGAATTGACATGGATTACAGAAAGCAACAATTCGATGATATTTGCAAGCTTACTAATCCGGCCGTTAAGCAGAAAATGCTTCAGTCTTTCGCAGATGAATGTGATTCTGCAGCTGTGCATCTTAAAGGCGCTGCTATGCCTAGACAGGCTTGGAACGTAATCATTCCTATGCCTTCTCTCAAGGATAATGAAATATATGCTCCTCAGTTCAAAGACGGCGAGACCGTTGTCTGCATTCGCTATCCTCACGAAGGACGTTATCAGATTCCTCAGCTTACAGTGAATAACCGTAACGCTGAAGGAAAAAGAATAATCACTCCTTTAGCCAGAGACGCTGTAGGAATTAACAGTAAGGTCGCAGAAAGATTGTCAGGAGCTGACTTTGACGGCGACACAGTTCTTGTTATTCCTAATAATACCAAAGCTAATGGCAAACGTGATATTAAGATCGATCCTCCTCTTGAAGGTCTTAAAGGATTTGATGCCAAAGAGGCCTATCCTGGTTATAAGGGAATGAAGGTTATGACTCATGCTCAGACGCAGATGGAAATGGGCAAGATTTCTAACCTTGTTACTGATATGACCTTGCAAGGAGCTACTCCTGCGGAATTGGCTAGGGCAACCAGACACGCTAACTGCGTCATCGATGCAGAAAAGCATAAACTTGATTGGCGTCTTTCTGAGAAAGTAAACGGTATTGCCGAGCTTAAGGCAAAATATCAGCCTAAAACAGAAGATGGCAGAGGTGGCGCTCAAACGCTAATTTCCAGAGCTAAGAATCCGGTTTATGTGAATAGACGTATGACAAATCAGGAATACGAAATTGACAAAGAGACCGGTAAGAAGATATGGAAAGAAGCAAAGCCTTGGAAAGATAAAGACGGAAATGAGCATTATCGTCAGCAGAAATCAACACAGATGATGGAAACCGAGGATGCTAGAACGCTCATCTCCAAGAGAAATACTCGTATTGAAAATGTCTATGCTGAATATGCTAATCAGTGTAAAGAATTAGCAAATAAAGCAAGATATGAGAAGGTTCATACAAAGAACTCAGAGTATAACAAGGATGCCGCCAAGGAATATGCCGAAGAAGTATCATCGCTTAACAGAAAATTAAATACGGCTTTGAAGAACGCACCTCGTGAGAGACAGGCACAGATTATAGCCAATGCTGAAGTTCAGACTAAAATTGATACGGCTAGAGCTAGTGGAGAAGAGCCTACCAAAGCTGATATTCGTAAATGGACAGCTAAGGCAATAGCACCTGCAAGAGAAAAGACTGGCGCTGGAAAAACCAGAGTCACCTTTACTGATAGAGAATGGGAGGCTATTCAGAAGGGAGCCATTCCTCATACAAAATTAGTAAAGCTTCTCAATAATGCAGATGAAAAAGATTACAAGGCAAGATCCACTCCTAAAGAGAGCAAGGTTATGTCAGCTGCTAAAATTAGCAAGGCCAAGAGTCTAGCTAAGGCTGGGTATACCCTTGATGAGATAGGAGAATTCCTTGGCGTATCTGCCTCTGCTGTAGGAAAGGAGATCAACTCATGAAAATAACTGAGTACTGGGTTACCACTACAGATAACCCCTTTGATCCCTTCACACAATACGATGACTGGTACAGATATGATGAGACCCATGGTTATTGCACATCTGGGTATGTGGCTAGAGATTTAGGAGTGCGTTCCCTCCCTTCTGATGCACCCCCTCTTGTTTTACAGCGTGCCATCGAATCTGCAGTAGATGACATCTGCTTCTTCAATCTTACTAATGCTGAAGGAGTTAGCTACAAGAAAGTAAGCAGAGTAGTTGATACGGACGACTACCCCATAGTAGAGTAGTACCCCACCCCCGTCTATTTAGGATACCCCGTCGGTTCCTAAGAATCCATAGATGTTCATGTTCACCTCCTTTTCAGGGGCATTGGAATTTGTTGTTCTGGTGCCCCTTATAAAAAATAAACCTGTTCACTATGGATTAAGTGCTTGATGCCCCATTAAGAGCATCAATACCCATGCTTTTCAGGGAATCTACAAAAATAGATCCCTACCCTATACAAAACAAAAATATAGAGACCTAGAAAACAACCCCTGCAAAGGGTTTACTTTTTGAACCCCCCCCCTTCTCTAGAAAGAGGCCCTTATTTAGGTACCTTCTATAGAAAGCCTCTATTACAAGGCCTTTCTACAGAGCACTTGTTACTATGCAATGTGTTGATGTGATTGTACTAACTGTGCTACATCATCTGTTCTTGTTGTGCGCTCTTCTCTTGTATGAATGTGTACTGCTTTAACACATCAAACTAACAGTTCTTGTTGTGTTCATTGTGGTTTCGTGTGTGATTGATCAACTATTCATTAGCAATTGTTCATTAACAAGTTCAATTGCTTTCTCTTTTGTCAATTCATGATCAATATTGATTCAATCTTAGTTTGATTCATTGTTCTTCATTCAATTCAAAAGCTTTTCGAACATCTAACTACTTTTAATTGAATTTCAAACCGTTTTGCTATGAAATGCTGCATCAACTCTATGATTTTCAAGCTAATTCAATCAATTTCAAGAGAAAGAAAGCTGTTTATGTCTAATTTTTATTTCATTTTGCTCCTCCCTCTGGACGATTTCTTATTTAGAGGGTAGAGGGGGGTCATTGAAAACACACCCCCACCCCTGCGT